ATGGGTTTTGAACAACTTGCCGAGCTGAGAGACCGTCTGCGCGCACAGGCGGCGCAGGCGAAACCGGCTCAAACCAAAAGCTCCGCGGGACGCGCGAAGAAACGTGAAGCCGTCGAGCCGGGAGTCGAGGCTATCTGGAGGCTGCAACGGCATTTTCCGCTGGCGTTTCCGAAAAGTCCCGCGGCCAAGGTTCCGCTCAAGCAGGGTATTCTCCAGGATGCGCAGCAGCACCTCGAACTACTGGGAATCACCGCCGAACAACTGAAACAGGCCATCGCCACCTGGTGCCAGGGCAGCCGCTACTGGAGTTGTATGGTGGAAGATGCGCCGCGACTGGATCTGCAAGGCCAGGTTGCCGGCAAGGTAACCGCCGAGCAGGCGGTGTATGCGCGGCGGCAGGCGTCTCGCCGGCAGCGCGAGCAGATGCGCGAGAAGCGCGCCAAGCGTGCACAGGCGGGTGGCGAAGCGCCGGCCGCCACGGAGGCGCCGACGCCTGAAGCGCCCGCAACCGAAGCGAGCCCCGAGGCGAACTGATCGCCGGGGCAGGGCGCGTCGGATCCTGGCGCGCTCCTCGGTTGCCGGTCGCTGCGGGCCCATTTCGCGGACGTCTGGGCCCGTTTCTCCCGGCTTGTGCTACGCAATAGCCTGATCTGCAAAGTTTTTTTCGTAGAGCGCTTGCCAAGCTCGGCGAATCCGTCCATAATTGCGTCCATTCCAGCGATGGGTGAGCTAAAAATCTTTTTAAATCAAAGGGTTATAAGTTCAAAGTCGCGTCAGGAAAGAGATTTCAGCGATATGCCAAACGCATGTCGCTTCGCTCAAAGGCTGAGTAGCAGAGTGGTTATGCACCGGATTGCAAATCCGTGAACGCCGGTTCGATTCCGACCTCAGCCTCCAACAGGAAAGCCCCGTAGCTCAACGAGTTACGGGGCTTTTTTCTTGCCTAGGAAAGCGGATCATTTCCGCAATTCTCCGATCATTTCCGCAACGCCTCCTCACTTCGTCGGGCTTACCACCTCGCCGACGCGTCGGTAAACGTTCTTCGTGATCTGTTCCTTTGTGTGGCCAAGCAGCTTGCTTGCGTCGGCCAGGTTCTCGATTTCGCTGGCTGCCTTGGGGCGAATATCGCTGAAGCGGAACTGCTTGATTCGTTCAGCAAGCGGCTCGTCTCGGGCGGCCACTGCTTGGGCGGCGGCTTCTGCTCGCGCCTCGTCCCAGCGATTTCGCATCATGGCGTAGCTCATGCGGAGGCCTGATGGGTTCGTGATGAGGCGCGAACTGGTAATGCCGGCCAGTTTCCGGCGCTCGAACAGGCCGTCGATGAACACGCCCAGCCCTGTTGGCTGTTCGCCATCGAGCAAGCGAATCCTGAGCTTCTTTCCTGTCTTGCCCTGGGCAACCAGCAGGAACTCGCCTGCCAGATCGCCTGTTGAGACTTTCAGCGTGTCCGCAGGTCGCTGGCCGGTGAGATAGGCTAGATCCATCGCGTCTCGAAGCTCCTGGCAGGCATGAGCGTAGACCGCTTCCCAGACATCGTCGGAGGCATAGTAGTCCCTGGCCTTCTCCTTGTTCCGTCGCACCCGGGCGCAGGGGTTTTCGCCATCGATGTAGCCCCACTCCCTCGCGAGCGTGAAGACATGCGAGAGCAGTGCTATCTCCCGGTTTCCACGAGTTTTCGCCGTCCTGGCATCGCGGTACTGGGCGACCACCTGAGGAGTAATTGCCGTGATCGGCGCGCTATCAAAGGCTCTCCGTAGTTGCCTCAGTTCGGCTTGATTGTCCGATTGGGTACGCGGCGCCTTCGTCGGGACGACCTCGCGCTCGTAGCGATCGAACAGTTCTTTCATGTAGCGCACAATCTTCGGCGTTGTCGTTCGCTCTAGGCGAGCCCATTCGGCGCGCGCCTCGTTCAGGTCGCTACCCAGCGGAATCTCCTTTCGATTTCCCTCCTCGTCTCGGCCGTTGTAGTAGTAGCCGATCCAGACTTTCCCCGATTTCAATTTTCGGACCCGCTTCAACATGCGAGGCGGCATGTCTCGGTTCGTAGACTTCGGCCGCATATCAGGACACGTTCGACAGGTCGAGCGACCAGGCGGGGTCGGAAACTGTGGTTCTTGTGGGATGAACGCCTGCCAGACGCAACCGTGCATACACCCGTCCGACTATGGGACGGCCAGCTGCGTTGGTTTCATAGTTCCAATGGTGATTTTCGAGCCACTCGATCTGTTTGCTCACGACCTTCTTTCCAACTAATTCAGTGATTTCGTCAGGGGATAGAAACTCGGAAAGGGACATCGCTGTTCCCTCATGAAATAGCGACCCTTTCCGTTGGGCCGCGGGCATGGATGATTTCAGGTAGGATGCACCGGCTCACCGGTGACGGGACCAGCCTTGGCGGGCATGTGCCCCTGATCCGGTGGGCTTTCGCTGGGCGAAGGTCTGGCCGGAAACGGCGTTCCCGGCAGGATGCCCAGGGCGTCGGTGGCGCGTTGGACGATGTTGAGCGCCACTTGCAGCGCCGCCGCGTCGTCTTGCATGCGCATGAGCGCGGTCATCTTGGGCCGGTGCTCGGCACACACTCTGTCGCGAAGCTGACCGGCGGCGCGGCGAACAGCGTCCGCCGTGCCGTGGTGCTGGAGCACCAGGGCCATGACCAGTACCACGTCGACGCTGTGCATCTGCATCGTTGTGGTCCGCAGGAGCCAGCGGGGAAGGGCGATGCCTGGTTTCTGCTTCATCCGAAGCACCCCGCCTGCCAGGCAGCCAGCGTGCGGATGATCGGGAATATCTCCACCAGCCCTACCACGGCCAGGCCGAGGGCGGCGATGATGCCGAGGGCGGTCATTGCTCTACGCATCACTTGGCCCTCCCTGACTCGCCGCTGCCCGGTCGAGACGTTCGATCTCGGCCAGGATCAAGGCGCCGGCCTTGACTAGCATCGTTCGACCGTCAGCCCACTTGAACCCAGTCATCCACGGCCAAGATTCCGGCTTCTTGCACGGCAGCCCGCCGCTGAGTGCATGCCACGAAACCTCGATGTAGGCGCACGCCGCTTTCGATAGTTCGTAATTGATGTAATGGCTGTCACGAAATCCGTGGTAGCCCTCGACCTCGACTTGCCGCCGGCGCTCGGCTTGGACATCGAGCCAGGCTTGCGGCACTTCCTTGCCGGGTGCGGCGTCGGCGCGTTCGCGGTGGTGGTCGCGCTGCAATTGCATGCAGTCGAACTGTTCTCGCCAGCGCTCGGCATCGGACGGCGGCGCCTGGTCATTGATGAGGGCCAGCAGGCTCTCGGCTGAGGAATGAACGTCGTCGAGGTCCGTTGACCAGCGGTGCGGGCTGGTGTCGTGGATGTTGTCCAGTGCTTCGATGATGCCGCGTAGGCGGGTGGCGCACTGCTCGATCAGTTGGTGTTGGGTAGAGGACATGGCGGTGTCTCCGGTTGCTCCGGCGCCGGCGGCCGGCAGCGGAAGCATTTGCACAGGCCTATCCGTTGGCCCGTGGTGCGGCAGATGGTGGGGCGGTTCATTGCGGTGCTCAGGTAAGTTCGAACGGCGGTTGCTGGTGAATCGGGGTTGGATGGCTGGTGCGCGGAACCTTGACGCCGTGATCGGCGAGGAAGCGCTGGGCGAGTTGGCGCAGTTGGTTCTCGCCAAGGTCGCGGCGTTCTACCAGGTGCTCGCCTGGGTTGCGCACGCCCTCGATCTGCTCGAGCTTGACCCCCAGAACGTCGGAGACGATCGGGTCGCTTCCCTCGTTGGAGATCAGGAAGAACGCTTGCACAGGCTCGCGCTGGCCGTCGCGGTGTATCCGGCCGATGCATTGCTCATGCACGCCCGGCGACCAGTCGAGTTCGCCGAACACCACCGTGCTGCAGGCGTGTTGCAGGCCATCGATGCCTGCGCCGGCGCGTAGGCTGATCAGCATCAGGCGGCTGTCGCCGGCGACAAATGCGTCCTTCGCGGCCTGTTTCTCCTTTGGCGACTCGGTGCCGGTGTACATGACGGGGTTGTAGTCGGCCAACTTCTCCCGCCAGATGCTGTAGACCTCACGGTGCCAGCCGAACAGGAGCACCTGCTGTCCGCTTTCCAGTAGCAGGCGGACGAACTCCGCGACGTATGGCGCCTTCGCGACGCCAGTGGCTTGGCGCACCAACTGGTCGAACTCGCCGGCCGCACGCATCTTCTCGCCGCGGTAGGCCTCGTTGTGAGCCAGGATGGTCTTGGCCAGTGCTACCGCGTCGCCGGTGATCCGCTCCAGGGCCGCGCCGTCCGACTCGATCTCGTGCGGGATCTTCGAGAGCGCCGGAAGTTCTCGGCCGACCTCGGCCCGGGTGCGCCGGAGCATGATTCCCTCCCGACGCAGGTAGGTGCCGAACTGCTCGGCGTCCTTCAGGCGTGGTTTTTCTCCAACGCTGCCGCCCACGCACCACTCGCGCAGGAACTCGTCGTAGCTGCCCAGGCAGTCCGGGATCAGTGGGTTGACGACGTGGTAGAACTCGGAGCCGTAGTTGTAGATGGGCGTCGCGGTCAGGCCCATCCGCAGGCGTGCCTGCCCGGCCAAGTACTCGCAGGCCTGGTAGATATTGCTGCTTGGGTTCCTGAGCTGCTGGCATTCCTCGAAGACCACGTACTGCACGATCTCGCCCAGGACATCGGCCCAGCCCCTGAGCTTGTGATAGCTGACAAGAATCACGTCGGGCAGCGTGTCCCAGAGGTCCGGGATGCGCTGGCGTGGCTGGCGGACCAGCGGGTAGGGTTGGCCCTTGCGGATGTGATGCACGCGCAGGTTCGGAGCGAACTCGGCGAGCTTTTCCGGCCAGTGGTTCGGGAGGGCGGCAGGGTAGACAACGACCGCCGGCAGGTTGCCGGGTTCCGCCATCGGGCATATCCCAGTGATGGTCTTGCCCAAGCCCAAGTCGTCCGCCAGCAGCAGGCCGCCGCGGATCGTGACCTGGGCGCCCGCGAAGCGCTGGTACTCGCGCGGCGGCTTGGCCAGCTTGAATGCCGGCAGCGGCATCCGCCCAGCGACCAGTTCGGCCAGGTTCTGCTCCATCTGATGGTGCTGCTGCGCCAACTGCTTGAGCGATTCCTGTGCGTCCGTGTCGATCTCCATTGGGTAGCGCTGTAGGAACCACAGCAGTTCCCGGCTGTTTTCGGGGCTGCCGAGCAGGTCGATATGCTCACCCGGAGCCTGCGGCACACGCGGAAATACCCGCTTCAACCTGGCGCGCACCTGTGGTTCGCATGTGATCCGCCAGTACCGGCCGTTGTAGACGATCCGGCCGTAGGTGGTTGATGTCATAGCGTTTGCCTTCTCAGCCTGACAATGTGGAAGGGCTTGCCCGCCAACTCCGGCCGTTTGGCCATGGCGGTATCGGCCCAGCGTTGAGTGCTGGCGAGCAGCACAGCGTGGACCTGCGGAAGGGCCAGGTAGCGCTGGCACTGCCGGAGTGCGGCGGCGAGGGAGCCGTCTACTTTCACCTCGATGACGATCCCCTCCAGCCAGAAGTCCGCGCGGTTGCGTGCGTCGAGCGCCACCTCGCGCTCATGCTCGAAGCCGGCGTCGGTCAGTACGGTGGAGAGAGCCTGGTGAAGCTGTACCTCGCTGCCGTATCGGTAGTGGTACCCGCCGAGCAGGGACGCCAGGCGGGCCAGGTGCATGTGGTACTCGGCGCTCATGGCGTTACCCTCGGCACCCATGGCAGCAGCACCTGATTTCCACGCACGTACAGAGGGTGGCGCGGGTGGCCATCCTTCGTCGTGCCAAGACACCAGAGGCGCCCGCCGGCGGCGGTCAGGATGCTGGTTACGGCTTCTACTCGCTCGGGCTTCGCATTGGCGCCCCAGGCGCACACGATGTCGGTGTACTCTCGGGCGATCGCGCGCAGGCGCCAGTCGTTGTCTGGGCCTACTGGGTCGTCGTGCTTCCAGAGGTCGGCAGGGTTCGTCGCGCGTAAGGCGTACAGATTGACGACGGCGATCCCGTTGCAGCCCCAGGCCGAGGCGAAGTTGCGGCAGCGCCGGATCGTTGGATCGTCGAGCGCGGCATCGGCGGTGCTCGGATTGAGCATTAGGAAAACCGCTGTGCCCTTGTCGGCCAGGCAGTCGCCAGGGCGAGTCAGAAGGTAACGGTACTGGCCGCATTCGCTGATGATGGCGCTCATGGCGTCACCCGCTTGAACTCGACGACCCAGACCCAGGGGTTGGCCTGCCAGGCGCCGGCTCCGTTCAACTGCTCCCAGAGGAAGCCGAATGCGCCCTTGGCGGTATCGCCCCAGCAGCCAATGTCCGAGCATGCCTGCCGAGCGTGGTCGCATGGCTCGCCGTGCACTCCCTCTGCCAACGCCTGCTCCTCGCTGATGTCCTGCAGGCGCTCGACGCGCACGGCGGTGATCTCCAGCAGGATGCGGGAGGCCCAACGCGGCATATGGATGCTCGGCCGCCAGCGCGCCTGATCAAGTTCGGCGTACCAGCAGGCGAATGGATATGGCTTGACGCGCGGGTCGTCGTAGTTGAAGGCTCCGCGATCATCCAGAAAGCCCGGCTCCTCCATAAGATCGCGGATATCCTCGTCCGCCCGATATGCCAGCGCCGGTGCGCCGCACATGTTCACGTCAGTCCACGTCTCGCGCACCCACAACCGATCGCCGGGCTCGCCGTAGGGGCAGGTGATGCGCGCGTGCAGGCCGGCATCAAGCGTCTTGAATGGCGTATTGGGATCGACCATTGAGCCGAGGAAGTCGGGCTGCGGCTTCATCACCCGGCGGGTGACCGTCTTCCGGCCTTCCAGGATGGCTCGAACCATCGGCCCGCTGAATAGGATCGGACGTTCTTTCATGGCTGCACCTGCTGAAGTGGGCGATGGCCTGGTTTCGGCGGTAGGTGTGGGGTGAGCAGCGCGTCCTCGAGGGACATGCCTGCGGCGAGTCGTGCAATAGCAGGAAGTCGTCGACGTAGCGGATGTAATGCTTCGCCCGCAGCTGGTGCTTCACGAACTGGTCAAGGTCGTTCAGGTAGATGTTCGCGAAGAACTGGCTGCTCAGGTTGCCGATGGGAAGCCCGAGGTGCGCCGTCTGCGCCGTCAGCCTCTTGTGCTGAGGGACCTTGTTGAACAGCCCTCTACGGCTGCGCACCTCGTAGTCGACGCGCGGGTCATGCCATAGGACCTGCAGCGCCAGGCGGCGCCACCAAGGCTCGTCGATCAGGCGCACCAACTGGTTGGTCAGAACACGCTTGTCGATGGCGACGAAGAAGTTCGCCAAGTCCATCTTCAGGTAGTGTGCCGGTCGCCTCCAGTTCTGTGTCACGCTCCGCACCTTCGCCTCCAAACGCTCGGCGGCGTACAGCGTGCCGCGCTCAGGGATGCAGGCGCAGCTGTCAGCGATGAACTTCGCTTCAATGCTGGCGCCGATGTGGTTGTATAGAAGGTGGTGGACGATCCGGTCCCGGAAAGCGGCGGCCCAAACTTCCCGGGCCTTCGGTCGGGTGACCACGAAACAGATGGAGCGACCTGGGCGGTAGGAGCCGGCCACCAGGTCCTCGTGCAGGTTGATGAGATTCCGTTCCAGGTCCATCTCGAAAGCCAGCGCGCTGGCGCTGTTGCGCTTGGTACGCCGGCAGTCGTAGTAGGCCTGGACAAGATCTCGGAATGGATAGGGCGCAACAGTTGGATCTGCGGACGGGACGGACGCGAAGCTCGTTGTTCTTGTCGTTGTTGTTCTGGTTGCCATCGTTGAAGTTCATGTTGAAGGCGTTGTTGGCGGAGCGCTGCGACCAATCGTGCTATCTACGTCGCCCGGTCGATTGCTCAACCGGGAAACTGCGCCGGACCTGTCCAGCCGTTCCGCTGGTGGTTTCCGTGATGCGCATGGCGGTGGCCAGAAGGCCAGCGGCACGACCAGATTCAATTCGCACAGACCTGACCGCCGTGACGGTCAGGTGGCGGGCGCGGTTGCGGTGTTGCGTTTCCAGGCATTGGCCTGCTTTCCGATAGAGGCGGTTACCTCCATCGTCATGGCGTGCTGGGAGACGCTGATAAAGCGGTTGTCCTTGAACAGGCGCATGAGCAGTTCGATCACTTGGACCTTCTCGACCAGCAAGGTCAGGTGCGGACGCTTGTCGCGCGCTGCGTTTGCCCTGGCGATGAGCATGAGCACGTCAACGCACTCGTCGATAACCCTGCGCCCCAACGACTGCTTGAGTTCGCGCGGAATGTTCCGGGTGAGGTTCGTGGCCATCTGCAATAGACCGCTTGCGGCCTTGTAGATGGAAAGCTCGGTGTGCATCGCCATGGCATCCCCCTCCTTGGGAAGCCGCCCGTTGCCGGGCGGTCAAATGAATGAATTACTGAATGATTTCGCTGCGGACGGGACGGACGCGAACTGCGGTGAACTTGGCGTAGTAGCCCTGGTAGCCATCGTTGAAGCCCACGTAGAAGGCGGTGAGGGCGGAGCGCTGCGTGCTCGACCAGTACCAGTTGGGTCGGAAGGCTTCCGCGCCACCAGCCTTGAATGCCTCGACCAGGGTCTGTACCGGCGATTCCTCGCTGTACAGGTCGCCGGGCGGAAGGCTGGAGTGGTTCTCGCCGTCGCGGCCCCAGGCGTAGTTCTTGTCGGAGGTCGGCTTCAAGTTGCGGTATTGCAGTTCCTGTACGTCGCGCGCCGGGATAGCCCAGTCGGAGTGGCCGCCAATCTCCAGCGTGAGAACCTTCTGAGCCAGTTCGCTACCGGAGGCGGCCATCGCCTCAGTGTTCGCACGGCTATCGGTCAGGCTGTCCGCGCCTTCGATCTTGACGCCGTACTCGCCCCACTCGCCGACCAGCTCATGCTCGGCACCGGCGGTGATGGAGACGTAACGCTTGCCATCCTGGAGGTAGAAGCCTGAGACGAAACCTCCGCCGTAGGCCTGACCGATTTCAGGGAGGGTGGTTGCTTCCTGTGCTGCTTGCATGGGTGGTTCCTCTTTTCGGGCAACAAAAAAGGCGCCGATGCGCCCTGGAGATGTGCTGGCCTGGCGGCCAGATGAATTACTGAATGATCAAATGAACATTCTGCGGACGGGACGGACGCGAAGCTCGTGGCCCTTGGCGTAGTAGTCCTGGGAGCCATCGTCGAAGTCCACGTAGAAGGCGTTGTAGGCGGAGCGCTGCGTGCTCGACCAGTACCAACGGTCCTTCGCGAACAACTCGGGAGCGTTCAGCCAGCCCTGGTACAGCTCTGCTGCTGCCGGTAGATAGAAGTCAGAGTGCCCATCGGCCTCGAACTTGGTGCACGCGGTAGCTGCCGGGCGGCTGCCTTCGGCCAGGAGAGTCTGGGTGTTGGTGAAACCATCTACCTTGCTGGTTGCGTCCGACTCATCTCCACGACCGCCCCAGGCAGGATCGCCAACGTCCTGGGCAGCGAAGATCAGGTAGTGGGCAGGAACGCCTTCGCGGGCCGGCACGAAACCGCCGTTGTGGCCGCCTTGTCCGGGCCAGTATTCTCCAAGCGCTGGCGTGGCCCGGTCGCTAGAGGTCGTTTCGTTCGCAGCAGGTACGGCAGGGATTTGCGGAAGACCGACATGAGCCAGGGCTGCAGCGACGAACGTGGTTGCAACAACGTGTGCCGGAACCTTCAGAACCAGGCCTTCCGGTGTCTTTACGGTGATCATTTCTCGTTTCATGGAAATCTCCTTGTCCTGTAGGGGATCAGGCCGCGGCCTGTTGCTGCTGGTCGACGAGTTGCCCGGCGTCGATCCAGACCGCTTGTAGCCAGGCCGGCGTCTTCGCCATCGGTTCCTTGAGCGTGCCGGCGACGATCAGCGTGTCGATCTCGCCGCCGACGGCCAGGCTCTGGAAGAGCTTCATCGCCTGCCGAGTCCGGGCAGGGACATCCAGCACGTCGAAGCGATCCAGCAACGCCAGGCGCAGGCCGGAGATCGTCGCGATGGCCAGGGCCAGCGTCGCGTCGCACCGCCAGCGTTCGGACTCGGACAGCAGGCCGTACAGCCGGCCGCCGAACGTAACGTCGATATCGGCGCTGATCTGCACGGGCGACCAGCCGGCGGTGCCGGATAGGCGCTGCAGCAACTCGTTCACCGGCCCGATCGCGTCGGCCAGGATCTCCGCCGGGATGCCAGTGGGGGAAAGGGCATCGGCCAGCGCGCTCCAGGCGCAGACCTCGGCGTGGAAGCCGGCGGCCTGCTTGATGACGTCCTGGCGCTGCGCGGCGGCGTTGAACGCTTCCTGCAGCGACTGCACCTTGGCCTGCTGCCGATCACGCGCCTGGCGCAGTTCGTTGATCGCCTGTTCGCCGTTGGCGATCGCCTCGGCGCTGGGCGCCTGGGCGGTTTCGGCTTCCAGCGCTGCGGCCTGCGCGGCGGCGTCCTCGCTCTCCTTCAGGTCCCGCTGGCTGTTGGCGACGGCCCGCTGAGCGCTGGCAAGGTAGCCGCGGTACTCCTCCAGGCGTTTCGCCGCCTCGGGATCGGCAACCTTCGCCGGCGGCTGATGCGGGACCAACTGGCCGGCCTGCATGTCCACGGCGCCCTGGCAATGAGGGCAGGTCAGCGGCTGGTGGGCGGGCTCGCCGCTGGCGGCGGCCTCGGCTGCCATCACCTTTTCCGACCATTCGTCCTGATTGGCCTCGTCGGTGGCCAGCTTGTTGCGCCGACGGTCGGCCAGCGCTGCGGTCTCGCGGAGAGCGGCAATGCGGCTGGCCCGCGCCTGGGCGTCGGCATGGGCGCGCTTGCTGGCGCCCAGGGTCTGCTGGGCCTCGTCCAGGTCTTGGGCGGTGGCTTGCAGTTCCGCACGCGCCGATTCCAGTTCCTCCTCGCTGACGATGACCGGCGGCGCCTCCGGCTCCCACCCGTTCGCCTTGTCGCTGCCGTAGTTCTCGCCGGTGATCGCCTTCCAGGCGCCGCGCGCTTCGCTGGCGTAGGCCTTGGCCTGCTCGACGGCTGCCGGGAACCCGGAGCGGAGCAGGGGCTTCACCTTCTCGAACAGCGCCAGGTCCAGGCCTTTGGCCTTCAGGCGCTTGGCGACCTCGGCAGGGCTGGCGCTGGCGCCGGTCAGGTCGAACAGCACCCGGCGGCGATCTTTGGCGTCCAGAGCGGCGAAGCGGCTGGCGTCGAGCACGAACGGCAGGAACGGCGAGTCGGCGAGCGGGGAGCCTTTGCCGCTAGGCAGCGCGACCCCGCAGGCCTGAACCTCGCCGGCATCGTCCAGCCACTCGACGCGGGCCTCGCCCTTCTTTGCGCCCTCGGTGATCAGCTTATCCATCTCCTTCTTCAGCGAGACGCGGCGCGGCTGGCCACTGAAGGCCATAGCCACGCCATCAAGCAGGCTGCTTTTACCGGCGCCGTTGTGGCCGGCCACCAGGAGCACCGGCGCAGAAACATCAAGGGCCGCATGACGCAGCCCCTGAAAGTTGGTGATTTCGAGTTTCGTGATGCGCATGGCTCACTCCAGGTCGAGGGCGATATCCCCCGGCTTCTTGACGACGCGGTAAGTGTTCAACTCGCGGGACTCCTCGTTTTCCTGCTCGAGCACGATGACTCCCTGGTCCAGCAGTTGGAGAACGACGCGCTCGGCTTCCTCGGTGGTGAGAGCGAAGCGCGATTGCAGCCAGGCCGCGTCGAACACGTCCTTCTTGGTGGCGACGCCGATGGCGATCTCGCCCAGGGTGTGGCCGGCGAAGCGCTCGACGGTGAGTTGCGGCAGCTCTTGGAACTCGGCATCGACGACGTCGCTGTCGTCTGCTGGTTGCATACCGCCCCAGGCGCCGGCGTCTTCCATGTCGTGGTCGCCGCCATTCAGGTCCAGCGGGTTCTGGTCCGGATCGGCCTTCACATCCTTCATGCCGTCGAGGAACTCAGCGGTGCCGCCGATGATCAGCAGGCAGTCCTCGTTCACCGCGTCCAGAAGGTCGTGCTTGTTCGGGCTGGAGTGATTCACCACGATGACGGCCTTCATCTTGTCCTTGGCCGCGATGGATTCGAGCTTGCCGTAGACGGTCTCGCGCTCGGCACCGGCAATCGTGTGGACCGCGATGGTGGCGGCGTTGCGTACCTGCTGCTCCAGACGCTCGATCACATCGGTCTGCTTGGCTTCGGACAGCTTCTGCCACACGTCCGGCAGGATGCGGATTTCCTGGATCAGGCCCTGCAGCAGGCTCTTGCCGAGCGTGTCGGCGGTCATGTGGAGGAAGGCGGCGTTGTTCTGGCTCATGGGCGGGTTCCTACTGGTTGGCGATGCGTTCGAGGGTGATGTGCTGGGACTCACTGAGGAACATCCGCGGGCCGTAGCGCTGGAAGTTGGCGCGAAGGTCGGCGGTGAACTCTTCTTCCCAGGTGGTGGCGGCATTCAGCTCCGCCGCGCCGAGGAGGCTGTTGAACTCCTCGACACGGTCGAACTGCTCTTCGATGGTTCGGCTAGGCATGGCCGGTTACTCGAGATTGAGCTCGTCGGTGCCGGTGTCGCTGGTGTCCGGCTGCTGGCCCGGGGCGGGTTCGGTGATTTCGCCCGTCTCGGTGTTCACGCCGTCCGGCATTGGAGAGGGCTCGTCCCCATCGTCTTCGGCGGCGACAGCCGGCGGCGCCGGCTCTTTGTCTCGGAGATCATCGACATGCACGGTCACGGTTTCACCCTGGATATCGGTGTCACGCGGTTCGATGTAGTCATTGACCTCTTCGACGGTCTGCAGCCCCATCAGCAGCTCAGGCGCGTACAGGCGGCCGAGCAGGCTGGCGGCGCGGTAGCGCAGCATTACCTCCGGCATGGTGAGCCACTTGCTGCCGTTCTTGGTGAGCCAGCCCTCGTCGATCGCCATCTGCATGGAGACGGTCGGGCCGTCGAGGCGCTCGCCGGTTTCCTTCTCGATCACCCAGGCGGTGCAGGAGCGATGGCGGATCTTTGCCTTGCGCTTTTCCTGGGTCCTGTTGCCATTCTTCCAGGTCGTCACCTCGTAGCTGACCTCTTCCTCGTTGCCGGGCTCGCTGAGGTCAAAACGCAGCGGGCTGAAGCGGCCACAACTGTTGATCGAGGCGATGATGAATTGACTGGACCAACTCGGCCGGCCCTCGATCACGTACAGGTTCTGCATCACCATGAGCGGGTCGGCACCCATGCGCTGCGCCATGTTCATCGCCACGATGCAGTTCGGCAGGCCGGCGCCGTTCGGGGTGTAGCCGACCACTTTGCCGCGCTCCTTCACTTCGGCGAAGGCGCGGTACTGCACAGGCACCAGGGTGGACGCGCTGAGCGCCTTGGCGACGCGCTGGATCTGGTCGAAGCCGGCGCCGGTGAGGAGGGACATCGGCGCATCGTTGGTTGACCTCGCAACGGCGCTGGTCTTCAACTGCTCCAGTTGGGTGGGTTCGCTCATGCTGCTGTCTCCTTGTAACCCATGAATTTCCGGTACTCGGCCTCGGTGGCAACGCTCACGACGCGGTGCTCGTCGGGCTTGTCCGGCTTGTTGTGCTGCTTGCGCTGGGCCTCGAGGAACTGGCCGCGATCCCAGACGCGGTGGTGGTTGATGACCTCGCGGCGCTTGCCGGTCGGGTCGGTGAGGCGGACGTACAGGTCTTCGGATTTCATGGCGATCCTCATTCGTGGTAGGGGCAGGTCGCCCAGCGCGGGCAGTATTTCGGGCTGCACAGCGGGCTTTGCGGGTTGGGTGGGAATAGGCCGGTGCGGAACATGTCCGCCGCGTAATCGATCAGGCCGCGGTGCGACTCGCTGCCGACCATCACCTGGCGCGCGCCGATGATTTCGCCGACGGCCGCCTCGGGCTTGCCCTTGGTCTTCAGGCCGATGATCTCGGCCGGCGCGGTGATCGCATCGCCGGTGGTGTGCTCGTAGAGCAGTTCGTAGGTGCCGATCTGGGCTTTGTGGCCCTTGGTCTTGGCCACGCCCTGGCTCACCGCGGCGCCGCCGGTCTTCACGTCTGCGATGCCGACGCCGTGGCTATCGCGCTTGATGCGGGCGCGGTCGAGCTGGCCGGTCAGACGGACGATGATCCCGCCGCCGCAGTCGATCTCCATCGGCTTGGTCGTCAACTCGACGGCGACGAAGTCGTAGTGCGGGCTGATGTCGTTGCAGTACTTCGTGTGCAGCGTCAGTCCGGTGGACTCGGCTTCGCGCGGGCTGATGTCGGAGCCGCGCCAGTCGACCTCGAAATCCGGCTGCTGCAGCGTGTGCACCAGCAGTTCCGAGGCGTCGTAGGCGCTGATCGGCTCGCCGTTCACTCGTGCCGCGTCGAACGCGGCGGTGCTTGCGTGGATCGCGGTACCGAGCAGTGCCCGGGGGGATGAAGGGCTGCGCATCTTCAGGAGGTGTACACCCTCCCAGCGAAACCCGCAGTCGAACAGCGCGCCCCAGGACGAGGCGCGCACGGTGTAGATGGTCATGTGTTCGCACCTCCGAAGCCAGGCCGCACCACCGATGGAAACTCAGGCCAATCCGGCGACGCCTGCAGCCTGTGGTGGAGAGCGACGTGGTACTCGTGGGTGCAGATCAGCAGCTTCTCCCGGCGGTTGTCCGTCTTGATCCCGTTGATGTGGTGCACCACTTCGTTCTGTGGATGGCCGCGTCGCAGGTGCTTCAGCTCCCGGCCAAGCGTCTGCTCCGCGATCAGCACGTGCTCGTACTTGCGGCCTGCAGGTGTCCAGAGGACGACATAGCCGTGGCTGCTCAGGTGGCGGCCACCGGCCCAGCGGGGAGATAGCGCTCCGGACTTGTTGCCGCGAAGGTGATGACCTTTCACGTAGGCGACCGGCTGGCCCTTCACCCAGCCTTTCGACCGATCGTTCACAGGCGCGACGCGCGTAGCAGCGCCGCACCCGCACTGGCACAGGCCAGCAGGAATAGAAGTCATGGGGTTCTCACTTCGCGGCGAATGCCGTCGTGGGTTGCTCGCCGGTGATGTGGCCGGCGGTGGCGAGGCCGATGATCAGGAGGATGTAGAAGGCGGTCATGGCCAGGGCGCCGAGGAGGGTGGCTTTACGCTTCGCGTTCACGACGTACCCCCAGGCACTTCCGGCCGCGCTTGATGGTCAGCGCCATGCGACGCGGCAGGTTCACCACCAGGGTCTCGCGCGGCAGGCCGAGCACCGCAGCGATGTCGGCGCCGGCCGGCATCACCAGGTCGTCGAGCTGGTCGTCGATGATCGAGCGAACGGGGCGGGTGGTCATGTGTTCGTGCTCCTGAGTTCTGCCCAGCGCGAATCCGCCGCGGCATCGAGCCGGCGGCGCATGTCGTCGTATTGCCGGGTGCCGATGGCGTCCAGCGTGTAGGCCATCTCGATCTGGCCGCGCCATACCAACTGGTCGTGGCGCGGGATCACCGACCGACGCATTGCGACGATCGCTTCCTCGATCACGCCCTCGGCGCGCTCATTCGCCCAGGCCATCGTCGGCCTCCTGCTCTTCGTCCTCGGGCTCCGGTTCCGGCTCCGGCTGGTCCCAGAGCGGGTCTCTGGCGAAGTCCCAGGCGTGCTGGGCGTTGCTGAAAGCCGCGCGGTTGCGGCGCTCGCGGTATGTCCACATCGGGATGCTCTCCGTGGTTCACCTGCATTCGGCTGAACGCTCGCGCCGCCGGGCTTGCCCTATGGGGAGGCGGGGAGCGTTCATGCGAATGCGGGCGGTGAAAAAAGCCCGGCCGGAGCCGGGCGAAGAGGGGGAACGCTGCATGCGCAGCGAGGAGCGGCCTGGCGGTTCGTCTTCGCGCACTCTCCAGGGGGGTACCTGAAGGGCCGGATAGTTCAACCTCCCGGTGGCCTGCCGAGCAGGCCGCTCTCCGCTGCGCCCTGGTGCTGGAGCACCAAGGGAGCGGGCAGGGTTTCTCTCGCTACAACCAATATCCCCGGTTCTTCAACCCTGCGAAGCACCCCGGTTTAGCTGGTCCTCGGCTCTCGGTGTGCTGGGCCAGCACGGCACACCGGTCATCACCTCTCGGGTGGTGTTCTTTCAGAGGGCGGTGCAGGCCCGCAACGCGACCGGCGCCGATTGGCCTTCGATCCAGATAACCGCCGCCCCGCCAAGCGACACGCTGGCCCGGCCGACGGTGCGGGTGCGCTGTGGTTCGGCCCCTCGGTACGGGCGGTACTCGATCAGCGCTGGCGCCGGGTGCTCTCGGTTCCAGGCTTCGACCAGCTCCGCCGGTGGCACCGGACGGACGTTGCCAATCTGCTGGTAGATCTCGGAGCGGTGAATGGCGACGTCGTCCGGGGCGGTGATGCCGAGGCGCACCTGGTCGCCCTGGCTGCCAAGGACCGTGACGGTGATGTTGTCGCCGATATGCAGGGTTTCGCCGGGGCGGCGGGTCAAGATCAGCATGGTGTGACTCCGTTCGGGGTGGTGGGTGGCCGTCAGCCCAAGCGATCCGGGACGACCTTCATTGCCTCGGCGACCAGGTCGTGAACCCCTTCGGAGTCCACCGTGGCGAACCCCTTTTCGGCGTGGTCCCACTGCTCATCCTCGTCGCCGGGGAAGTTGCTGCACGCCACTGAACAGACGCCAAGCCCGTCGGGCTTGAAGTAGAGGCGCACCTCCGGGCCGTCATCCCCGCGATCAAGCATCACGAGTACCTGGCCCAGGTCTTCGAACTCGAAAAGCTTCGCGAACTGCTTCATTGGAATTCCTCTGGTTGGTTTCCCGGATGCCCCTCGGGGGAAGGGCATCGAGGAAATCGGTGTTGCTGCTGCCCGGTTAGCGCTGGGCGGCGCTGCGCATCGCGTGCGGGTCGTTCACACGGTTCGGGCATTTCGCCCTCGATCAGCCGTCTCTGGTCGCCCTGAGTAAGGGTCGCCATCGCGTTGGTAGGTGTTGCCTCAGCACCTATCTGATCGCCGGTCGCCGCAGAGGCTATGCGTTCTGCTGTTGATGTTGCTCACCCGACTTTCTGTCGCCCCACGGGTGATGGCCGGGGCTGCCTCGCCGCGTTGCGGCTAGCTGTTCATGGCGCGGGTTGTGAAAGAGCGCGGCTCGGTGGCCTCGCCAGCGGTGTGTTGCTGGCGTTGAAGAAAAAGTAAGCCAATGCCTAATTTTTAACTTTGCGCACTAACGATTTGCGGGGTAGTGAGGCGGGGCTTGCAGGTTCTTGCAGGAGAAAATACTGTATAAAAAAACAGTATTTGGAGGTTGGCATGGCTGCGCAGAAGAAGAACAACCAAGGGAAAGGACAGGTGTCGCCGGTGGAGAAGGTTCGTCTACGGGTATCAGCGATGATCAGTAGCCCGCGGGCTCAGGCGGAGCGTCGGGCGTCGATCTGGAAGGCGCAGGGGGATTCGGAAGAGGCCTGGCAGCAGGTGCTGGAGGAGTTGGCCGAGACGGAAGGCCTGGAGATGACGCGGAACGAGGACGGGACTGTGCTGCTGACGTGGCAGCCTTCAGACGAGGAGGACGCCGGCGGGGAGGAGGCATATACCGAGGAGATGGTGGTGGAGCGCCTGCATGAGGAGCCGGCGCCATTCTAGCCGTCTATTATATCAAAAAATTGCTTTGGACTGCTTAATATATTCCAGAAAATCTATGCAGTGGGTTGGCGGCTTCTTGGTTTTACATACCGCTGGTATTTTGTATTTAACAAGGGATTTTGGAAGATCTATCTGGACTTTCTCATTTGAAACTAAGCTCAGTCCTTTGTGTTCTGCGGTGGCAATTATTATTAGATCGTTTTCACCGACGCCTGTACCATACTTGTCGCCTACAATTCCAAGCAGAGACTTGAGTCCAGCTGCGCATCTAAGTATCTCTGTGTTTGGTGGGATAGTGCTTATCTCACTGTCCTCAAGCCACTTTCCACAATCAGGAGTTTTATGATTGACCTCATGAAAGGCAACGTCTGGCATCTGGATCGCGCCTGTGAATACCTGATTTTCCAGCCACTTCCATAGAGCTGGAAAATGATTCTTTGGATAGTTATCCCAAGCGTAGATAATTGATGATGCGTCAAATGCCCACATAGTATCCCTTCAGGTCCTGTATGTCCTTTACCTTAATTCCATCTAGGTAAGTGCTCGCTTTGGCTAGCGAAATATTCTTTGCCAGCAGAGAGTCTAAGACAACCTTCACAAAGCCATCACCGAAAATGTGCATTGGCTCTCGGTGCCTATAGGCTCGATTACCCCCCTTATCAAGCTCGGGAATCTTTAGGCTTCCTCTCCATGCTCGATAGGCCATATAGTCATCTTGTGTGATGCGATTGTTATCCAGCAATCGTCTAAGTATTACCTCCCCGCTTACTCCCCACCTTCTTCGCTGGGGGGCAAGCCACTCATCATATTCGCTGGCGTCGAGAGGTATGTCTCGGATATTTATAGATTTTAAGAATTCATCCGGCACTAGAATATGGCCAGCGAACTCGTTGGCTTCTCTTTCTGGTCCACTCAAATTATATAGGTCGCCATCATCATCAATCGAACTGTGCTTGTGTATTAGTATGTGCCCAAGTTCGTGCATCAGAGTGAAAGTCTGCAATGTCTCTGAGTATTGTTTTTTTACGAAGATTAGTGGGCATTCGGCGTGATAAATCGAGAACCCAAGGATGGGGTTTTCTTTTGCGATTTGCCACTGCCCCTGATAACCGTTGCTTCGGAAAACTAATATTCCTTTTCTCTCGATAGCAGTTCGATATTGGTCAAATGTCGACTGGGTCGTCAGGCCTAGCCAAGTCCTCGCATACTTTGCTGCGATCAACGGATTTTGATCGATTTGCGGATGCCGGAAGAGGGGCACGTTGTCACCATCAACATCTTTACGTAACTCTAGATAGATGTCTCGTTGCCTCTCAGTTCGCTCAACTAACGCCCGTAGCTTATGAGAAATATTGGGTTTTTGATTTGCGATACTACGAAACGCAGCGGTATGTACGTTTTCCGGCGCAACTTCTCCCTCTTCCATGAAGAAAAGCACGCCTCTTCCAAAGAAGTCTGCAATTTTTTTCAACTGGCTGTAGGTAAGGCCTCGTTCACCGTCAAGGGCCTTATTGAGCGTGACTTCGCTCACCCCGGTTTCAAGGGCTAGCTCATGCAGCGATATACCGCTGTCCTGGCAGCACCATGCTATTCGTCCATGATTGAAATCAATCCGTTCCATTAACCCAAACCTCGGTCTGCTTCTACAACCATACAGAGTCAAGCTTATGTCTGGCTGTGTTTTCCGTCGAATTTTCTCGCTCGGCGGTCTCCGCTAGCGCGCTCTGTCATCATCGGCTGCTCATTTTTTATACCAGATGCGCATTCCACACCAGCAATGCCCTGGCATGAATGTAGGTCTCGTCCATGCGGATGGAACGGTCCTTGTGCTTCTTGTTGTCTGAGATCATCTCGAAGTGATCGGCATCTTGGACCTGCAGGCGCTTGATGTAGAGATGCCCCTGCCAAGTGAACAGATAGATCCCGTCGCCGGTGAACTGCTGGATGCTGATATCGACGATCAGGGGATCGCGGTGTTTGATGGTGGGTTCCATAGACTGGCCCCAGCCGTGCACCATCTTGAGGTGGTTCGGATCGTCATAGGTGACGCCCAGCTCGCGCAGGTGCTGCTGGCTAACCTTCACGTCGCGGAGCATTTCCGCGTAGTCGGCCGGCACTTGGCCGCCACCCATGGCGCCGCGGATATCGTAGTGGGCGATGCTGATTTCGTCGCCGACTAACCCTGGCCGTGAGAAATCTGCGCGAATCACGTTCGATGTCGTCGATTGATCGCCATCAAGAGACTCGGCTACCGCCTGCACGATTTTCGCCTTAGCTTCCCCGCTCAGCCCTTTACCGTGGCGCTGGAGCATCTCCATCACCTTTTCCGCGGCCGATGAGCCAGGATCCTGCCCAGGTGGGCTACTCGGCGTAATAAGTTCCGCCTCCTTTTCGCTCAATCCCCAGTGTTCTGCGCCAACGACGCCTGAGAAGAACGATATCAGTTCGATCAGCTTCGCTTTGTCGATCCTGCCGGTGTTGATCCACCCCTGAACAGAAGGGGGCTTCACGCCGAACTGCTCTGCGAGAGCCTTTTTCGACATGTTTTTGGCGAGTCTGGCGGCCTCAATAGCGGCGCCGAGTTGGGGTCCGGTAAGCATTGCCTAATTTAACGTCAGTTGTGGTGTGGTTAGGCAATGGCTTGCCTGTGATTAGCTAATGCCTTACTCTTTTCTCCAACATTCCCCGGAGAAGAGACATGACTCCAGCAGAAGCAGTGCGCCAGGCCGCCGAGCTGTTGGGCAGTCGGGCCGAGTTGGCGCGAAAGCTCAATGTGAGAGCGCCCACCGTAAGTCAATGGTGTTCAGGCGTTCGACCAATCCCCGCGAAACGTGCAGTTGAGATCGAGGCGCTCACCGCTGGTCGGGTCCTCCGAAGCGAACTGTGCCCGTCGTTCCCATGGGGTGCGGCTGCCTGAACGCACCTTACTGGCCAGGAGCCGCCACGTCATGCGAAGCGAATCGCACACCCTGATTTCCACGCTGCTCGGCGTGGTGAACCAATGGCGCCGCCGAGAGGGGTGGAGCCGCGAGACCGTCGTCCAGCACATCGTGGAGGCGCACGAGCGCATCCAGGGAGCGCTGGTCACCGGCATCATCTTCGACCCGCCAACGCGCGATACAACCGAGCGGATGAAGGTCAACGCCGACCGCGTGTTCCGTTGGCTCGACGACGGAACCAAGGACACCAACCTGGTGCCGGCGAACTTCGTACCCAGCATCCTCGCCGCGCTGCCGACTGACCTGAAGGTCCAGGCCTTGGGCGACATCCTGACGCCGCTGGGCGTGTCGGTGCGCTTGATCGGCGGCGATGCCGGCCAGCGGCCGGAGGTGCTCTGCATGCTCCGGACACTCATCAAGGAGAACGGTGAGGCGCAGCAGGCTGTTGCCAACCTCGTCGACGGCGCTGATGACCAGGAACTGCAGGAGGCCCACCGGGAGCTCTCCGAATCCAGGGCGGCGACCGATGAGGCGCTGCGGATGATCGACCAGATGCGCCGGCCGCGCCTTGTTCAGGGGTAGCCGTGCCGTCCTTCCAGATTGGCCAGCCGGACGACGAAGAGTTCCGTGGTCCGGACGCTCGCCCGGTCACCGAGGTACTCGACTGCGTGCTGAACGGGCTCGGTAGGTCCGCGCCAGTTCCGGCGGGAAGCGTCGAGTTTCACCAGCAGATGGCTCTGCAGGCCGCCCAGCAGATCAAGCAGAGCTACAGCCATATCGCGAAAGAGAAAGCTCGCCGGGAGTGCCTTGCGCATCTCCGGGCATCGTTACGCAGGCCGAAGGAGGCCTCCCATGGCTAACCAATGGTTCCGCATGTACGCGGAGTTCGCCACCGACCCGAAGGTCCAGATGTTGAGCGAGGTCGACCAGCGCCGTTACATCATGCTGTTGTGCCTGCGTTGCGGAAACGGCGATGTAACGTTTCATGATGATGAGGTCGCGTTCCAACTGCGCATCAATTCCGAGGAGTGGGCCGCGTCGAAAGGGCGCCTACTGGGGAAGGGGCTGATCACCGAGGACAACATTCCCGCCAACTGGGACAAGCGCCAGTTTTCCTCGGACTCAAGCACGGCGCGGGTTGCAGCCCATCGTGCGCGAAAGAAACAAGCATGTAACGTTTCACGAAACAGCAATGGAACAAAAGCTAACGCCCTAGATACAGATACAGAAAGAGATAGTCCTACTGACGTAGGACTCGTTGACGCTTCGCCTCAACCCGGTCAGTCGAACGACCAAGACCTGTTCGAACCTGATCAACCCGAACACCTCAACGGCCACCAGCACGGAATCAAACCGTGCCCGGCACAGGCCATCGCAGACCTGTATCACCAGGTGCTGCCAGAGCTCCCAGCAGTCGCCCTGCTGAACGACACCCGGCGGCGCCACCTGCAAGCCCGATGGCGGGAGCACGAGGCCCACCGCTCGCTGGACTTCTGGCGAGAGCTCTTCGAAACCGTCAAGGCCTCCCCGTTCCTGATGGGGAATGTCCCCGGTCGCAACGGTGCGAAGCCATTCCGCGCCACGTTCGACTGGATCATCGCGCCGTCGAACTTCGTGAAGATCGTCGAGGGAAATTACCATGCGTGACCCGTTCAGCCTGGAAGCCGAGCATGGCGTTCTGGGCGCCATGCTCCTGCGCAACGAGTTGATCGACGTGCTGTCGGCAGACCTGACCCCGGAGGATTTCTACTGGCCGGAGAACGGCGACCTGTACCGCGCCATCCTGGCTCTGCACAGCGACAGCCAGCCGGCAGACATCGTGACCGTCGGTGAATTCCTGGGCGACCGGTACCAGGTCCAAACCACTGATGGCGTGATCACCGGGATGGCCTACATCGGCCAGATCATCCGGAACACGCCCAGCGTGGCGAACGCCGGAACCTACTCGCGGATCGTTCGGGAGCGAGCGGTTGACCGAGCTCTGGCGGCTGCGGGGGACAGACTCCACGAGCTGGCGCTCAGCGAGGCCGCCCAGGCCGACAAGGTCGGCGCCGCCCAGGCCATGGTCATGGCGTTGGACTCGAAGACCTCGACGCACGAGGTGCGCCATGCCGCTGACGTGCTGACCGACCACATCGAGGAGTTGCAGCGCCGCTCCGACCTCGGCGGGAAGTTGGATGGGCTGTCAACCGGCATCGGCGACCTGGACCAGAAGCTGATGGGTCTGAAGCCTGGCGACATGGTCGTGATTGCTGGTCGTCCTGCGATGGGCAAGACCGCCCTGGCGATCAACATCGCCGAGCATGTCGCCTGCGACCTGGGTGACCCGGCCCTGGTGGTCTCGCTGGAGATGACCAACGGCGGCCTGATGGATCGCATCCTGGCATCCCTCGGTCGCATCCCGCTCACTGCGATCAAGGACGGCTCCGCACCGTCCAGCCACGGTGCCGAACTGGGGTCTGCCTCGCTGAAGGTCAAGCGCTCGAAGTTGTACATGGCCGATCGCCCCGGGCTGAACGCCGCTCGACTGCGGGCCCTGGCCCGGCGTCACAAGCAGCGCCATGGGTTGAGCCTGCTGGTGGTGGACTACCTGCAGCTGCTGGAGAGCTCCGGCAAGTCAACTCGCACCGAGGACGTCAGCGACATGTCCCGCCAGTGCAAGCTACTGGCCATGGAGCTTGGTATCCCCGTGATCGTGCTGTCGCAGCTCAACCGCTCCCTGGAGCAGCGGCCGAACAAGCGCCCGATGATGTCCGACCTGCGGGAGTCCGGGGCGATCGAGCAGGACGCCGACGTGATCATGTTCGTGTACCGCGACGAGGTCTACCACCCGGATACCCAGTACCGCGGCGTGGCTGAATTGATCATCGCGAAGCACCGCAACGGCGAGCCAAGCACTGTTCGGTGCGCGTTCCTGGGTAAGTACTCGCGATTCGAGCAGCTCGCTCCGGGCGCGCTGGACGAGTTCGATTTCGACGAGCCTCAGCAGGCGCCGAAGGTCACCAGCATGGCGGAGCGCTACCGCGGGATGAAGGGAGGGCGCGCCAATGGCTGACCTCCGCCCAGTGATGTTCACCGTACCCGGCGAGCCGGTGGGGAAGGGGAGGCCGCGTATCGGTCGCGTCGGCACCCACGCCAGGATGTTCACTCCGGCGAAGACGGCGAACTACGAGGGGCTGATCGCTCACAGCGGACAGCAGGCCATGGTAGGTCGCGCGCTGTTCGAGGGCCCGGTGCTGGTCGAGCTCGACATCGCGCTCAGCATCCCTCAATCGATGTCGAAAAAGCGGAAGTCGCTGGCGCTGGCCGGCGGCCTGTATCCCACCAAGAAGCCCGACATGGACAACGTGATCAAAGCGATCTACGACGGCCTGAACGGCGTTGTCTGGAAGGACGACGTCCAGGTCGTGAAGGCGGTGGTGGGGAAGCGCTACGGCGAAACGCCAGGCGTGCGAGTGAAAGTCGTCCCTCTCCTCGAGGGCGAGCAGTGACTACAGGAAACTACAGGGGAGAGTCGAAATGAGACTGATCAGCGCGCGCCAGGCTTGGCATGACGCGTACCACATCCCGGGCGCGTCGGTGATGGCGAAAGCCATCGAAGACGCCGAAGGGGCGACACGGAAGACCAGGGCGAAGCGCCGCAAGAAACTGGTGGCCCGCTTCCCCGAGGGGTACCAGGGCGAGAGCAAGGAGCCGGAGGGCCTGTTCCCCATCGACTCCCAGATCATCGCCGCCTACGAAACGCGGACCGGGCGCGCCGCGGGGAACCTGAACCGCTGCCAGCACATGCTCGCCGCCGGCAAGGTGATGCATGCGATCAGCACGCTTCCGGCGCCACTGCAGCACCTCGGCCACTTCCTGTACTCGCCGCTGGCGAACGGGGTCGACCAGAACCGCGCGCAGTCCTTCCTGTACTTCTCGGCGGATCTCCCGAAGATGAACAAGCCCCGCCAGGAGGTCGCTTACTGGGTGGCCTTGGCGGCTATGCACTCGTGGAAGGACATGGTGAACGGCCGGGAGGAGTGGTGGCCGGGTAAGGTGATCCAGTTCCTGGCGGACTGGCCGGGGTTCGTACTGTACGCCGCGAATTGGGAGCGTGACTGGGCGGCGATCTGGGAGATTTTCATGCAGGAGCTCAACCGGCTGGACGCCCAGGCTCTGGTGCCGGTGGCGCAGGTGGTTGCGGCCCAACGAGACGCCGCTTGACATTTTGATAAGAGATTTGGGAGTATTTTCCCAGCTTGCGAAGTAGCACCCAATCAAAAGATTCCCCCCGAAAACCCGGCCTTGGCGCCGGGTTTTTTCGTTTCTGCTCCACCAACGCGCAGTGCCTGCCCGGCGAAGGGATAGGACAACCGAGATGCCGAAAATGCCCGAAAAAGACCCAAGCCTGTGGGCTGCAGCGCTGGCCTGGCTGTCCACGCACCAGTCGCAGGTCTACGCATTCCTACTTTCCATCGGAATCGCCGTGCTGCGCGTCATCTACGGCGGCGGCCCGACACGCCAAGTCTGGCTGGAAGGGGCGCTATGTGGCGCGCTGACGCTCGCAGTGTTGTCCGGGTCGAGCTGGCTCGGCATTCCCGAAGATGCGTCAGCGTTCATCGGTGGCGTTGTCGGCTTCGTCGGCGTGAAGAAGATCGGCGAGTACGCAGACCGATGGCTGGGGCGCAAGGCCGACTCGGCCTGATTTCCACAGCAGAGGTTCAGCATGGCGCTAACGAAAAAACAGCGCCTGTTCGTCGACGAGTACCTGCTTGATCTCAACGCGACGCAGGCCGCGATTCGGGCCGGCTACAGCACCCGGCGCGCGACGGAGATTGGCTATCAACTGCTCCAGCGGCCGGAGGTCGCCCAGGCCATCCAGGCCGCCATGGCCGAGCGTTCGAAGCGCACCGAGGTCGAAGCCGACTATGTGATCCGCCGCCTGCGCGAGATCGACGAGATGGACGTGCTCGACATCCTCGAGGACGACGGATCGTTCCGGTCGATCCGCGACTGGCCCAAGGCCTGGCGCCAGTTCCTGTCCGGCATCGAGATCGCCGAGTTGTTCGAGGGCCGCGGTGACGACCGCCGCATCGCTGGCGTGCTCCGCAAGGTCAAGTGGCCGGACAAGCTCCGCAACCTGGAGCTGCTGAGCCGGCACGTCGGCACCGAGTCTGCCGCGCTGGACCTTGAGCTGAAGCGCTTGGACGTGGCGAAGAAGCGCGCCGAGCTGGACCAAATGAAGCGCGGAGGTCAGGCCGACACGGCTGAACTTCTGCAGAGCCTGATTGAGAAGCTGCCGGGATGAGCACTGGAAACCTGTTGCTCGATCGGCAGCTTGCGCGCTGGTACAAGCTCAAGGACCACCCCGTACAGCTGAGCCTGGTCGAGGCGGTTCGAGAGGGAATTCGATTCCCTCTGGTGCCCGCCGGCCGCCGAAGTGGAAAAACAGAGCGGTTCAAGCGATTCCTCGTGAAGCAGGCCTATGCAGTTGTTGGGCAGTACTTTGCTGCAGCGCCGACGCACGCCCAGGCCAAGAAGATATTCTGGGATGACCTGAAGGCCTTCACGCTGTCATGCCTGCACCCGCGCAAGCCGAGCGAGTCCGACCTGATTATCTACCTGCCCAATGGCAGCGAGATTCATGTCCTTGGTCTGGACAAGCCACAACGTATTGAAGGTATTCCCTGGAAGGGCGGCGGTATCGACGAGTTCGCGGACGTCAAGCCTGATGCCTGGGAAGCCAACATCCTTCCCGCGCTGAACACCGTGAATCCTCTGGAACCTGACTACCGGGCCTGGTGCTGGTTGCTCGGGGTGCCGGATGGTCTGAACCACTACTACGACCTTTGCATGAAGGCCGAGGCCGGTGGCGACCCAAATTTTCGTGTCTTCCACTGGAAGTCTGCCGAGATCTTGCCACTCGATGTCATCGCTGCGATGAAGCACTCGATGTCGGCCAAGCAGTTCAAGCAGGAGTTCGAGGCCTCGTTCGAGACGGCCGGCGGCCGCATCTACGAGGACTACAGCAAGGCCAATCACACGGATGCGCGGATCGAACCGCACGAGCAGCTGCTGTGGATGCATGACCAGAACTTCACACCGCTATCCTCGGCCATCGGTGTGCGGCGCAACAACGGCCAGGACCTGTACTTGCTGGATGAGATCGTCCTCACCAGTGCAGTCTCCAAGCAGTCCGCCCTGGAGTTCGTCGATAAGTTCAAGGCTCACCAGAACAAGCACGTGCTGATCTACGGTGACCCGGCCGGCCAGGCTGGAGAGAAGCACGGCCACGCCTCCGACTACACCGACATCGAGGGCGTGCTGAAGGCGCACGGTTGGACCTTCACCCGCAAGGTGAAGCCGTCGCACCCGGCCATCAAGGACCGCCAGAACGCAGTTCGGGCCAAGGTCAGGACCGCCGACGGGACCATCAGCCTCTTCGTCAATCCGCACACCGCGAAGTGGTGCGATAAGGGCTTGGCCACTGTTCAACTTCAGGAGGGATCGACCTTCCAGGAAGATCAGAAGAACAAGTACCAGCACATCACCACTGCTATCGGCTATTGCATCGATGTCGAGTGGCCTGTCGTCAAGCAGTCCGCAACTGTTACTACCCTGAGGTTCTGACCATGAGCGATTCCGTTTGCCAGTGCTGCGCCGCTGTCGAGGAGATGCGCGAGCACTGGAAGCTGATCGATTGCATCAAGGGCGGCACCTCGGCCATGCGCGAGGCGGGGGAGGCGTATCTGCCCAAGCGGCAGCTCGAGACGAGGGAGGACTATGAAGCGCGGCTGAAGCTGGCGACGCTGCACCCCGCGTTCGAGGAAACGGTCGGCGCCATGGTGGGGCGAGTGTTTGCGAAGCCGGTCGTGATCGGTGATGACGTGCCGCAGGAGATCGCAGACCTGCTGACCGACGTGGATACGGAGGGACGTGACCTGCAGGTGTTCGCGCAGGACTGGTTCCGCGGCGGTCTGGAGTATGGCCTGAAGTTCGCCCTGGTCGAGATACCGCAACGGCCAGAGGATCTGCCGAACACACGGCAGGCCGAGCAACAGGCCGGCTTCAGGCCCTACGGGGTGCTGATCGAGCCTGGCCAGGTGCTGGGGTGGAAGACTGGCAAGGTTGCTGGTGTCGACAGCCTGACCCAGTTCCGTTTCCGGACGTGCCGGGTGGAGGAGATGGACGAGTTCACCGACGAATCCGTTGAGCAGATCCGCGTGATCGAGCCCCACCGGCATCGCGTGTTCGAGGAGGGCAAGGACGGCTGGGAGATGGTGTCGGACACGCCGAACACGCTCGGCTTCATTCCCTTGGTGCCGTATTACACCGCGCGCACCGGATTCCTCACGGCGAAGCCACCGCTGCTCGAACTCGCCCACCTGGTGGCGAAGCACTGGTGGCTCCAGTCCTCCCTGGACAGTCTGGTTGATGTAGCCTGCGTGCCGATCCTGGTGATGACTGGCGTCGACTCCGGCGACGAACTGGCCATCGGTGCGCGCTCCGCGGTGAAGTTGCCTCGGGAGGCCGACATGAAGTACGTCGAGCACACCGGCGCGGCCATCAAGACCGCGCGGGAACAGCTTGACTCACTGCAAGAGGAGATGAGACAGGCCGGTGCGAAGTTGGTGGAGAAGTCCACCCAGGTCATGACGGCGAAGCAGTCTGGCGAGGAATCGGCGAAGGAGACCAGCAAACTGGCAATGATGTGCCAGGGCCTGCAGGACAGCCTAGTGCTGTTCCTGTCGTACTTCTCCCTCGCACTGAACAACCGCGCCGAGGGCGGCACCGTGCAGCTCCAGCCGAATCTCGACCCGGATTACGCTCCGGCCGAGACCATGGGTGTGCTGCAGCGCATGCGTGACGGCGGCTCGTTGTCAGACCAGACCCTGTTCAACGAGGCCCAGCGCCGCGGCATGCTTGCCGAGGACCTGGACTGGGAGTCGGAGCAGGAGCGGATCCGCAACCAGGAGCCTGCGATATGACTCGCTTGGAGGTGTTGCTGGCGGAGCTGTATACCGACCATGGTATCGATCTGATCAGGACCACAGCGGGTATGTCGAAGGAAGTCGAGGAGAAGATCACCGAACTCGCCGAGGAGTTGGTGAAGCTGCTGCAGGGCCGCCGGTTGCCGCTGAAGAACGTCAAGGAGGTCAACGCGATCCTCGACGAGGCGGCCAAGGCAATCAAGGCGCAGTACACCGAGATCGCTGCAGCGCATGATGCCAATCTGCGGCAACTCGCGGTCATCGAAGGAGGCTTCGCGTCGAGCTCAGTCAACAGCCTGGTGAGCCGGCCAATCATGCTCGGCGTCGGCAAGAACCGACTCAGCGCCGTGGTTGCGAATACGCTCATCGAGGGCGCGCCTACCAAGCAATGGTGGCTCAAGCAGGCTGCGGATGTGTCGTTCCGGTTCGCCGGTGTGGTGCGCAATGGCTTCGTGAACGGCGAGACCACGGAACAGATGGTCACCCAGATCGTCGGCCGCCGGGCTCGGGGCGACCAACCGCCGGTGAAGGGCTTCATGGATGTCAGCAAGCGCGCGGCTCGGACCTTGGTCCACAACAGCGCCCAAGCGGTGGCCAATGGCGCCAGGATGGAGGTTTACAAGGCCAATTCTGGCGAGAATGGCCCGGTGAAAGGGTATCGCCAGCTCAGCACCCTGGACTCGCACACCACTGAAATCTGCATGGTCTACGACCAGAAGACTTGGGATCTGCAGTTCAGGCCTGTGGGGCACTCGTTGCCGTACAAGCAAGGTTGCCCGCGGCACTGGGGGTGTCGCAGTACCACTCTGCCTTGGCTCAAGACGATGCGTGAGCTAGGTATCGACGTCGACGAGGTGAAGAGTACCCGGGCGTCGATGGACGGCCAGGTGCCGGCCAGTCTGAACTTCGAGACATGGCTCAAGGGTAAGTCGAAGGCCTTCCAGGACGAGAAGCTGGGGCCCGGCCGCGCCGACCTCTGGCGCCGAGGCGTCATCACCTTGAGCGACCTGTTGGACCAGCGGGGCAACCCGCTGAGCCTGGCGCAACTCAAGTCGCTGTACGCGCCCGACTGATCTGATCACCAATTCGAGTAGGCCCCGGCAATGTCCGGGGCTTTTTTATGCCTGCGTTTCGGATGGAGCGGGGCGCCTTCCGGGCCGGATGGCCCATCGCAATGGCCGGATGGCCGGAGAAAGACGAGATGAAACTGAAGACTGTCGAAGTCGATGGCAAGCAATACGCCGAGGTCCAGGATGGCAAGCCGGTTTACGTGGAGGATGACGGCAAGGAGATCGCTTTCGATGCGGTTGGTACCCGAGCCACCATCACCCGCTTGAACGGAGAGGCCAAGCAGCACCGCGAGCGGGCGGAGAAGGCCGAGAAGATCGCAAAAGACTTCGAAGGCATCGAGGACCCGGCCGCAGCGCGTAAAGCTCTGGAAACCGTCGCCAATCTCGACGCGAAGAAGCTGGTGGATGCCGGCGAGATCGAGAAGGTGAAGGCTGAAATCGGCAAGGCCTACGACACCAAGCTGACCGAGGCCACCACGCGCGCGGAGCAGTTGGAGCAGCAGCTCTACGCCGAGAAGATCGGCGGCAGCTTCTCCCGCTCGAAGTTCGTGGCCGACCGCCTGGCTGTTCCGGCCGACATGGTGCAGTCCGTGTTCGGCAAGCACCTGAAGATCGAGGACGGCAATGTCGTGGCCTACGACGCCCACGGCAACAAGCTGTACAGCAAGGCCCGTCCCGGCGAGGCCGCCGACTTCGATGAAGCGCTGGAGATTCTCGTCGAACAGTACCCCTACCGCGACCAGATCCTGAAGGGCTCTGGCCACTCCGGCGGCGGAACGCCCCCGGGCGGCAAGCCCTCCGGCAGCACGGCCAAGTCGCTCGCCGACTGCAAGACCGAGGCCGAGAAGGTCGCCTACCTCGAAACGATCAAGTAAGGAGGCCACATGCCTTTCGATCTCGCTGTATTCAACAAGCAGACCTACACGGCTCTGACCGAAACCGTCGCCCAGGCGATCGACAAATTCAACCAGGCATCCGCCGGCACCATCGTTCTGCAGAACGCGCCGGCGCAGGGCGACTTCGACATCAAGGCCAGCTTCAAGCTGATCGCCAACCTGGTGCGCCGCCGCAACGTCTACGGCAACGGCGACGTGGCTGCGACTCGTCTGACGCAGTTGCTCAACGCCGCGGTGAAGGTCGCCGCCGGCACGCCACCGATCGAGTATGAGGCAGCCCAGTACAACTGGGTGTTGCAGAACCCGGCGTTGGCGGCCCTGACCATCGGTGAGCAACTGGGTAAAGCACGGGTCGCGGATATGCTGAACACCGCCATCCGCGGCGCGGTGGCTGCAATCAGCGGTCACGCCGACGCGACCCATGGCAGCGCCACCGAGACCGCAACCTTCCGCACCCTGAACAAGGCGGCGTTCAAGTTCGGTGACCGCGCCAACGCCATCGCGGCCTGGGTGTTCCATTCCAGCGTGGTCAGCGATCTCTACGACAACGCTCTTGCGAACGCCGAGAATCTGTTCACCTACGACGGCGTGAACGTGATGCGCGACCCGTTCGGCCGCCTGTTCGTGGTGACCGACGCCGACTCGCTGATCGTGCCGGCGGGCGCCGACCCCGAGGCCAACCCAGCTTCGTTCCGCTCCCTGGGCCTGGTGCAGAGCTCGGTGCTGGTGACCGGCAACAACGACTTCGACGCTGTCCTGAACCGCACCACCGGCAAGGAGAACCTGGGTTCGGTCTACCAGGCCGAGTGGAGCTACAACCTGGGCGTGCTCGGTTACACCTGGAAGACCGGTACGGGCGGCGCCTCGCCGAACGATACCGCGATCGGCACCGCGGCGAACTGGGAGCGCACCGCCACCAGCGTCAAAGACACCGCCGGCGTTCTGGTGCTGAGCAAGTAACCGTAGAGGGGCCGCCAGGCCCCCTTTCATGAGGTGGACAATGACCAAGAAGATTCTGTGGTTCGTAGCTGGCCCGGCGACCTCGGACCAGATGGAGTTCGCCCAACGCAATGGGCTGACGATTCGGGACCCGCTCGCCTATCGCCAGGGTGACTTCCTCGAACAGGCCGATGCGGTGGCCGGCGAGGTGCCGCAGGCATACTCGGCGGCCTACGGCCTGATCGAACTGCAAACCAGCGGTGCTGCGAAGGCTTCGGGCGGCCAGGACGGCGAGCCAACCCTCGACGATATCAAGGCTGACCTGAAGACCCTCGGCGTTGCGTTTGATGGGCGTGCAGGCAAGGCTGCGTTGGCGAAACTGCTCGCCGAGGCGAAGGCGGCCCAGGAGCCCTCGCCGTTGAACGACGAGCAGGTGCTGGCGCGTCTCGTTGAACTGGGTGTCGAGGTGCCGGAAGGCGCCACGCCCGATTCGCTGCGCGACCTCCTGAAGGCGACCGAGGAGAAAGCCAATGGCGGTGGTGACTGAGGGTGACAGCGCCAACAGTTACGTCTCCGTCGACCAGGCTACCGAGTATCACGCTCAGCGCGGCAATGCTGCCTGGGCGTCGGCCTCCAATGACAGCCGCTCCTCGGCACTGATCAGGGCGACCGACTACATCGACCGCAGCTATCAATTCCGAGGCTCGAAGGTCGACCCGGACCAGCCGCTGGAGTTTCCACGCACCGGCCTGGCCTGGCCGAGCCGGAAGCTGCAGGCCGCAACGTGCGAACTGGCCCTGCTGGCGCTCGGCGGGCCGCTGGACACGGTACAGCAGGCCTCCGCTGTGAAATCCGAGACGGTGGGGCCCCTCACCACGGTCTACGCCGATCCGGTGAACCAGGGGCAGCTGCGCTACGTTGCAGTGGATCGGCTTCTGGAGGCGCTGACCGTCGGCGGTGGCATGTTCAACGTCAGGGTGTCGAGGATGAGCTGATGGCTGATATCTACGACCGTTCCCGGGCGATGGCCATTCGTATGCTGGCACCGCGGAGTAAGGGCGGTAGGGGGCTTGAGCTACGCCTGACCAAGTTCGAGCAGGGCGAGTACGACCCGGCGACCGGTGGAAGTCCAACCATCGAGCGCCGCTTCGATGGTTCCGGCATGCGCCAGGACTACGACGTGCGGGTTATCGACGGCTCGCTGATCCAACAGGGTGATGTCGAGATCATCATGTCACCAGTGCAGCTCGGGGGGCAGGACATGCCGGCGCCGAGGAACGGCGACCGTATCGAGTTCGACGGCGAGGCCTTCAAGGTGGTGACTGCGAAAGCCTGGAATTATGCCGGCCTGGACATCGGTTTCGTCGCGCAGGCGAGGAGGTAGCGTATGGCCCGTGGCTCTCGCATGCGTCAACGCTACTCAGGGCGCCAGGGCAGCTTCGCTGCAGCGGTGGCGCAGTTCCGCGACCAAGCCTTGGCTGCCGGCGATGCGATCTACCAGCGGATCATGCTGGATCTGTCGGTCAAGGTGATCGAGAAATCTCCAGTCGGTGACCCGGAGCGGTGGGCCGCGAACGTCGCCTACCGCCAGCGAGCGAGTGCTGCGGCGGACCGCTACGATGAGAACGTCGCGATTCGCAACACCCTGATCAACCTGAATCCGAGCAACTTCACCAGGAACGGGAATCTGCGTCGAGGCGTGAAGCACGCGAAGCCGCTGACCAAGGCGGAGCGTGACCAGAACTTCGACGTCAACGGGATGGTGGCCGGGCGCGGGTATGTTGGCGGGCGCTTTCGGGCCAACTGGCAGTTCAGCATTGGCACGGCCGCACAGGGGGAGATTGATGACGTCGACCCGACTGGCAGCAAGGCAATTTCTGCAGTGACCGCTGGGGTCCAGCCGCTGAAGCTCGGTGATACCGCCTATCTGGTGAACAACCTGCCGTATGCGGTACCGCTCGAGTACGGGCACTCCAGCCAGGCGCCGGCTGGCATGGTCCGGGTGACCATCGCCGAATTCCAGCAGATTGTGGAGGCCGCCGTCAGGGCGAACCAGGTATGAGTCACGAGATCATTCAGCAACTGTTCGAGGCTCGCCTGGACGTCTGGGCGAAGGCCAAGGGAATCCCGGTCGCGTACCCGAATGTGGCGTTCGAACCGACGCCGGGTGCCATCTATCTGCGCTGCTTCACGCTGCCCGCTGGCAGTACCAGTAGCGACTTGGGCGGCTACCACCGGGGCTTCACCGGTGTGTTCCAGATCAGCATCGTGGTCCCTGGTGGGCAGGGCACCGGCGTTGCCGCAGACATCATCGCCGGGTTGGGTCAGCAGTTCCCTCTCTACAGCGAGTTGTCTCACCCCGGTTTCTCTGTGCAGGTGGTGAGCCCACCAGCGCCGGGACCCTGGATATCGGGGGACATCGCCGATACCAAGCCAGTCTCCATCGGCTATCGCGCCGACATCTTCTGATCGCCCGCATGGGCACACCAGCACCCGCCATGAGCGGGTTTTTTCATTTCCACACGAGGAAAACTCCATGTCCGCAAGCCTCCCCAACGGCGCGCTGCTGGCCATTGCTGCCACCTACGGCCCGGCTATTCCGATTACCGCTGTCTCCAACGCCAAGCCAGCGGTTGCTACCGCAGATGCTCACGGCCTGCTGGTCGGTGACGTCGTGTCGCTGGTGTCCGGCTGGACTGGCCTGAACGGCCGAGCCGTCAAGGTCGCAGTTTCCACCGAGGACACCTTCTCCCTGGGCAATATCGATACCACCGATGTGATCCGCTACCCGGCCGGCGGCGGTATCGGCTCGGCGAAGAAGGTCCTCACCTGGCAGCAGATCCAGCAGGTGATGAACCCGACCACCTCCGGCGGCGAGCAGCAGTTCGTCCAGTACCAGTATCTCGAGGACGATGACCAGCGCCAGTTGCCTACCTTCCGCAACGCGCAGTCGTTCTCGATGCCGATCGCCGACGACCCCAACTTGCCGCAGTGGGCGGTGATTGAGGCGGCGGACCAGAGTAAAGCGCTGCAGGTGATCCGCCTGACGCTGCGCAACGGATCGGAGGTTTTCTACAACGGCTACGTCTCGGTCAGCGACACCCCGACCCTGAACGTCAACGAAATCATGACCCGGACCCTGACCATCGCTCTCGATGGCCGCCCGGTTCGCTACAACCCGGCCCCCTAAGGAACTGTCATGGCGAAGAAGTTCAGCATCGCGCAGGCCCCCACCTTCGAATCCAGTGTGGAGATTCCCCGCCTCGGCGGGGAGTCCATCAAGGTGCCATTCACCTTCAAGTACCTGGATCGTGAAGCCCTGGCTGACCTCTACAGCAGTTGGGGAGAGCGGTTCGAGCGCCTGGTCGAGGAGACTCGCGAGCAGTCTCTGGAAGCGTTCACCAAGGCTCAGATCGACCTCCAGGTCGAGCAGGTACAAGCCGTTGTGGCCGGGTGGGGGTTCGACGAGGCGTTCACCGAGGACAACGTTCGGCTGCTGGTGTCGTCCCTAGTCAGCGTGCCCGAGTCCATCCTCGAGGCCTACCAGAGCGCCTACAGCAGAGGGCGCTTGGGAAACTGAAGCGCGCTGCACAGGAGCTCTATCGGCCTGTAGCCAGCACCCAGGAGCTGGCGCAGTTCGGATTGTCTCCAGATGACTTCGACGAAAGCGACGAGCAGATGGAGCTTTGGCCCTGCAACTGGACGGCATTCATCGTCTTCGAGGCGATGAGCACCCAGTGGCGGGCTGGCATGTGTGGCGCAACAGGCCTGGACTACACCGCATTGCCGGTGGTGATGCAGATGTGCGGCGTAGCCGCTGGTGAGCAACCCGCGGTATTCGCGGATATCCGGGTGATGGAAGACGCTGCGCTGAAGGCCTTCCGCGAGCAGAGGAAGTCGGGATGAGCAACTTCGCCGAACTGGGCATCAAGGTCGATTCGAGCCCGGCCGTAAAGGCGGCCGAGGACCTCGACAAGCTGGTCGACTCCGCCGATCAGGCCGAACAGGCAATCGACAACCTGTCCGACGCCAGCAAGGGCCTCGAGCAGGCCACCAAGGGAGTGTCGCGCGCGGAGGAGGACGCTGCCCGCAGTGTCGACAAGGCGGCCGGTGCGCGTGAACGCCAGGCTGCTGCCAGCCGGAAGGTATACGACAGTGCCGCTGGCGAGATATCCATCATCAGCCAGTTGGAACGGGCGCTCTCCGGCAACGTCGCCAACATCGACGATCTGATTCGCGCCGAGAGCTTGCTCGAGCGGGCGCGCAAGGCCGGCCTGACCACGCTGCAGGACGAAGCGCAGTATCAGGATCGCCTGGGTGCGGCCTATGACCGGTTGCAGAAAGCGGAAACCAAGGAGGCCGCCGAGAAGCAGCGCCTGGTCGCGGCGCAGAACCGTCAGATCGAAGCGATGCAACGCACGGTCAACAGCATCGATCCGGTGACCGCCGCGTTGGCCAGGCTTGAGAAGCAGGAAGCCGCGTTGCGTGGGCTGCGCGCCGCCGGCGGGCTGGATGACGCCGGATTGGCCGCAGGCCTGGAGAAGATCGCGGCGAAGCGGCGGGACATCGAAGGGACCGGCGGCGCGATCAACAAGCTCGGGCTGACCAGCAAGGAAGCGCGCGAGAACGTGCTGCAGTTGGGTAACGCCCTCTCCACCGGTAACTGGCGGGTCGCCGCCCACAACATCGCCGAGATCGGTGTGAACGCCGGCGGCGCCGCTCGCGGTGTTATCGGCGTCCTGGCCCCGATTGGGTTGCTGGCAGCGGCGGTCGGTGGTGTGACTGCGGCGGCGTACTTGGGCAGCAAGGAGCAGGGCGAATACAACAAGGCGCTGATCATGACCGGCAACTACGCTGGCACCAGTGCCTCTGGACTGGGCGAAATGGCGCGCCAAGTCAGCAGTACGGTTGGCACGACCGGAGCTGCTGCCGAAGTGCTGGCCACCCTGGCAGGCAAGGGAGACTTGGCCAGCGAAAGCTTCGTTGCCATCACCCAGGCCGCGCTGTCGATGGAAGAGGCAACTGGCCGCGCGGTAGGGGATACCGTCGCCGAGTTCGTGAGGCTGGGAGAGGACCCTGTGAAGGCCTCGAAAGCCCTGAACGAGCAGTACAACTACCTGACCGCATCCGTTTACTCGCAGATCAAGGCGCTGGAGGAGCAGGGGGATCACGCCGGCGCGGTGAAGCTGGCGACTGAGGCCTACGCTGACGCAATCAACCAGAGGACCCCGAAGATTCTGGAGAACCTGGGTTGGATTGAGCGTGCTTGGGATGGAGTCGCACGTGCTGCGAAGCGCGCGTGGGATGATGCCAAGAGCATTGGTCGCCAGGACATCGACTCCCAGATCGCCGACGTGGAGCGGCGCCTTGCCCAGCTCGATCAAGGTGGTTTCGGCCTGGTCGGCAACCGCGACGAGAGCCGGAACCGCCTGCGCGAAGAGCTCGACATGCTCCGCGAGCGGAAGAAGGCGATGGAGGACGATGCCAGAACCGCCGGCGAGCGCGCTCGGGCTGAACAGGCCGCCCAGAATGCTATTGACCGGATCGACGCTCGTTCCAGGGCGGCGCTGACCAACCAGCAGAAGCGCGCCAAGGAGTTGGAGCAGTACAAGAAGGATCTACAGGCGATCCGCGAGGTGAACCCGAACGATGACCGCCTGCAGCAGGCGACCATCGATCGCGAGATCGTCAACATCAACGCCAAGTACAAGGACCAGAAGGGCTCCGCCGGTTCGGTGGATCTACGCGCGGCCAATGCCGCGAAGAACAGCTTGGCCGAGATCACCGCGACCTACCGTAATGCGCAAAAGGAATTGGAGGCATCCCAGCGCGCAGGCGTGATCAGCGCGGAAAGTTACGCGCAGCAGCGCATCTCGATCATCCAGCAGGAGCGGGATGAGGTCACCCATGCCTACGAGCGTGAAATCGCAGCGCTGGAGGCTGCCAGGGCGAAGCAAGGAACCTCGGCAGCCCAGCGAATCCAACTCGACCAGAAGATCGCCGACGCTAGGACGGCGCTGGTCAAGGCGCAGCAGGACGCCGATTCACAGCTCAACCAGATCGAACTCAGCGAGCAGGGGCGGCTACGGCGACAGGAGCAGTCGGTGCAGCGCTACACGCAGGCGCTGCAGGCGCAGGTCGATGCGTTGCGTCTGGAGGGCGAGCGCGCTGCGGCTGGTGTCAGCATGGGCGGACGAGAGCGGTCCCGCTTCGAGCAGTTGAACAGTCTCGACGACCGCTACAACCAGCAACTGATGGACCTGGAGAACCAGCGCTCCGATCCCAGTCGGCAAATGTCGGACGAGGAGTACGAGAAACGTCTGGCTGCGCTCAGGAAGGCGCATCAGGACCTGCGAGACACCGTGGTCAGCAACTACGACCAGATGACCGCTGCCCAGTCAGACTGGAGCAACGGAGCGAGCGGAGCCTGGAACGACTATCTCGAAAGCGCCAGGAACTCCGCCGAGCAGTCCTACGATTTGGTCTCCGGTTCGCTTCGCGGCATGGAAGACTCAATCGCCAACTTCGCGATGACCGGCAAGCTGTCGTTCTCCGACTTCACCAAGAGCATCCTGGCCGACATGGCGCGGATTGCAACGCGCGCCGCTGCTTCGCAGGCCCTTTCGTCCCTCTTCGGCGGCTTCTTCGGCGGTGGAAACGCTGCCGTGCAGTCGGGCGTCGACAACCTGGTGAGCAACAGTGGGCTGTTCGCCAACGGTGGCGCGTTCGCCGGAGGCGTGCACATGTTCGCCACCGGCGGGGCCTTCACCAACAGCGTGGTCAGCACGCCAACCGCGTTCGGCATGAGCGGCGGCCGCCTGGGTGTGATGGGCGAAGCGGGGCCAGAGGCGGTGATGCCGCTGACCAGAACCTCATCCGGCGCCCTCGGTGTGCGCGCTATTGGCGGCGGCGGTTCGCAGATCAACGTCGAGGTGAACATTGCCTCGGATGGTTCGGCCAACGTCTCCAGCAGCCAGCCTGGCCTGGACCAGTTCGGTCGCGACATCGGGACGTTCGTCGAGCAGAAATACCGACAACTCCTGGCGCGTGATTTGCGGCGTGACGGCGCGATCGGCCGGGCCATCAATGGGTAGAGCACATGGCAATCGAAACCTTCACCTGGGTTACCGAGAGCGGTGGCGAGGGCGACATAACCTTCGCCACCAGGTCCGCGCAATTCGGTGACGGCTACAAGCAGTTGGTGAGCGAAGGTCTGAACAGCAAGTCCCAGAGCTGGCCGGTGTCCATCACCGGGCCGGCGGCGACCATCAAGGCCGTGATGGACTTCCTGGACCGCCACACCGGAGCGCGTGCATTTCTCTGGACGCCGCCCCTGGGCGGCCTGGGCTTCTACACCTGTGCGGGCTACCGACCAGTCAACCTCGGCGGCCGGGTCTACCGGCTGACCGCGACCTTTGAACAGGCATTCCATCCATGACGCTGATCACCGACATCCAGAAGCTGGAGCCCGGCGGCGAGGTCGTGCTGTTCGAGCTCGACGGCAGCGACTTCGGCGCCGACGTGGTCCGGTTCCACGGTCACGCTATCCCGCACAGTCCGCAGGAACTGGCCGCTGCCGGCGCCAACGCCGACCAGTTGCCGGCGAAATCGATCTGGTGGCAGGGCCACGAATACGCGGCCTGGCCGGTGCAGATCGAGGGCATCGAGGCGAACAGCGATGGTACTGCGGCGCGGCCGAGCTTCACCGCCGGCAACGTCAATGGCCGGATTACGGCGCTCTGCCTGGCGTTCGAGGACCTGCTCCAGTTCCGCCTCACCATCCGGACGACGCTTGCGAAATATCTGGACGCGGCGAACTTCCCAGGCGGCAATCCCGACGCTGATCCCTCCCAGGAGATCGTCGAAATCTGGTACTTGGACCAGAAAACCAGCGAGGACGGCCAGTACGTGGCCTGGGAACTGGCCTCGCCAGGCGACGTTGGCGGCGAGCAGGTCGGCCGGCAGATGACCACCCTTTGCCACTGGGCGATGACGGGCGGGTACCGCGGGCCCGACTGCGGCTACACCGGCCCGTACTTCGACATCGACGGCAATCCCACCGACGACCCAGCCCGTGACGAGTGTGATGGCTGCCTGGGCACCGGTTGCATCCCGCGCTTCGGTGAAGGGAACCAACTGCCCTTCGGCGGCTTCCCTGCCGTCTCGATCATCGCCAGGAGCTGACCATGAAGTACCTGCTGACTGTCGACCATCTCTATCAGGAGACAGACCTCGGCCGCATCGGTGCAACGCTGACCATTCCGCTGTTGTGCGGCGGGGTCGTGGTCGATGAGGTTCGAGTCTCGGGGAGAACCGAGTCGACCTATCGCCGTACTGTCGATGTTCCGCCCGGAGCCGAGCCGGGCGCGCACGCCTGTGACGGCTCCACAAAGTTCACCTTCCAGCCGCTGGAATAACGATGCTCAAGCACATCCTTGCCGCCGTGCAGAAGCATGCCGCGGCAGAGTATCCGCGCGAGTGCTGCGGACTGATCATCCGTTCTGGCCGGAGCCAGCGATACGTTCCCTGCGAAAACACCGCTGCCGACGCCGGCGAAGAGTTCCGCATCGCACCGAAGGCGTATGCCGAGGCAGAGGACCAGGGCGAGATCGTCGCCGTGGTGCACAGCCATCCCGATGCCACCAGCCGACCGAGTGCCGCAGACGTCGCTATGTGCAACGCCTCGGGCCTGACTTGGCACATCCTGAGTTGGCCGGAGGGCGACCTGCGTACCATCGAGCCCGTCGACCAGGTGCCGCTGCTCGGGCGCGCCTTCGTGCATGGGGTGCAGGACTGCTGGCAGGTCTGCTCGGACTGGTACCAGAGGGCGTGGGGCATCGAGTTCCCGCACTTCGAGCGTGCCGACGGCTGGTGGGAGCGGGCAGACGGTCCGAGCCTCTACGAGCAGCAGTTCGAGGCTGCAGGATTCGTCCGGGTTGATCGGCCGCAGCGCGGCGACATGATCGTGATGGCGGTGGGGCGCACCGCGCACCCGAACCACGCCGGGATTTACCTGGCGGACGACCCATCACTACCAGGTGAGGATGTGCAGCACTTCGGCGCCGGGCCTTTCCTGCTGCACCACCTGTATGGGAAGCCCTCAGAGATCATCGTGTTCGGCGGGCCGTGGCTCGACCGGATGCGCCTGGTGTTGCGGCACCGCGGAGGAAGCTGATGTGACATCCTCTGAAGGTCGGCGCTGGTCGGCTTTGGATTACTTAGAGATTGGCATATGGCGGAAGTAGTCGCCTATAGCACTGATGGTTCCTGGCGTTGGGGCTTTCTCGTCGTACCAAAAGGAAGCGCGCAATGGAGTGTCAATGTTGAACAGGCAGACAAACTGCTCTTCATCCAGGTCGTAAATGACGCGTTCAACAACTGGATCTAGCTCTGACCCGGTCATTGTCTCCCAGAGCTTACAACTGGTTCCTTGTTCAAGATGCAGGCCAGGGAACGGCACGAAGGGGAGGGTCAGTTGATGACTGCTATATCCGACCAGTTCGCCCTTCTGGACGACTCTGACCGCGAGCAAGACCTTGTGCATTGCGACTCCTTGAGTAGGCGGTGATTAACTGGGGCTGCATGGTCATTGCGTGGTCTCAAGCAACCCGAGGTAAGTAGGAATGGGCGGAGCTAGCTTTCAGTTGGCGGCTTGCTTCCTGGGTGCTTCCGACGCGAACGCTGGTAGTAGCTCTCGATCCGGTCAGCGTGCTCTTGGCGAAGTTTGCTGCTGACTAGCTCAGGAGTGAGCACTGTTACGCGCTGTTCAAAGACCTCAAAATTTCCTTCGCGATTAATTCCACGAATGTGCTCGCGGATCTCGTCCCAACTAATCGGTTCGCCCTGGGCGTCTAGGACGACATCGATAAAGCCTGCGTTCTGATGACGACCAACGTTCTCATGGAAAAAGCTGTCCTGTAGGCGAGATACCAGCTCCGCTGTAATCGAGCGGTGATTGGCTGCGGCTGCCTGCTCAAGTTTCTCTTTCAACTCGGCGGGCATACGGAAGTTTACTTGGGGGTCTGATCTGCTCATGAGCGAATAATGCAGCACCGTGCTATTGACAGCAACAAAGCACGGTGCTTGAATTGCACGAACAAAGCACGGTGCTTTGAAATGAGGGAGGAGTCATGAAAGTCCGAGAGATGCCGCAGGTCGCTTTTCGGCTGAAGCCGCACCAGAAGGATTGGCTGGAGCGCAAGGCTGAACAGGAAGAGCGGAGCCAAGCTTGGGTGATGATGAGGATCGTCGAGGAGGCCATGCAGCGTGACCAGCAGCAGGCCTGAAAAGAAGAAGCCCCAGGTGCGCCAACACCCAGGGCTTCGGGGAAACGTCGAAATCTACGAGGAAACCAACGTCATGCACGATCATAGCACAACGACCGCTCAGGTCATCCCGTTCCGCCAGAAGGAACTCCTGCTGGTGGGCAATGCAGGGGAGCCCTTCGTGCCGATGAAGCCTGTGGTGGAGGGCATGGGGCTGGCCTGGCAGAGCCAGCACCGCAAGCTGCAATCAGGTCGATTCGCCACCTGCATCACCGAAATGGTGATTCAGCTACCGGGGGACACCCAGCGTCGTCCAGTGTCCTGCCTCCCGCTCCGCAAGCTCACCGGCTGGCTGATGTCGATCCACCCGAACAAGGTCCGTCCGGAACTGCGCGAAGGCATCATCGCTTACCAGAACGAGTGCGACGACGTGCTCTGGGCCTACTGGAACGAGGGCGCCGCTGTTCGGCGCGATGACCGGACCGCGGCCAGTGTACTCGCCACCACGATCGGAACCGATGGCTTCCACTGCCTGGCTGCCATCGTCGATGGCAAGGTGCGGCGCCTGCCGTCGGCGATTCGCCGAGGCGCCAAGAACCACATCTGGAGCCAGGTACACAAGGCGTTCAGCGTCGTGACCGCCGAGGACATCCCGGCCGACCAGTTGGACAGCGCGCGGAACTTCATCGCCGCCTATGCCTTGGAAGGCGAGTGGCTGCCGAAGGATAGAGCCGCGTCGGCCGTCGACACCTGCTCGTGGTCGAACATCGCGTTTCTGGTCGACTGCGTGGAGAAGTGCTGGAAGATCGTTGAGAGCCGTCGCCTGGCCACTCACCTCAGCGGACTCGGGTGTAATGCTGGCGTCGAGTTGGCGAGCTTCCTGTGGGATGGGCTGGGTTCCGCAGCGCACGTGAGGAAATACTGCGCCAACGAACTGAACTGGCAGAAGGGGGCTTCGGCATGAGCATGGAACTGCTGACCCTTCGCATAAAAGGGGTATCCCCCCTCATGATGCATAGCGACAAGCTGGCCAACCCGCTGCACCCGGCAACAAAGGCGCATCGTGAACTGACCAGCAAGCGCAAGAAAGTCGATGACGACCACGTTGCGATCGCCAGATCGGAGTTCATCGCCGGCGTGTACTTCGATGAAACCTCGGGCATCCACATCCCAGGCGCGAACTTCGACGCGACCTTCCTGGCCGGCGCCAAGCTGCAGAAGCTCGGCACCCACTGGAAGCGTGGAGCGCTGGTGATGACCGACAAGGCCTCGCTGGACTTCGACGGGCCGACGACGCCGGAGGCGCTCTGGAACGACCAGCGATTCGTGGATTGCCGCGGAGTGAAGGTCGGCCAGGCCAAGATCATGCGGTATCGGCCGATCTTCCTGGACTGGGCGTGCGAACTTGAGGTCGCCATCAACACCGACGTGCTGGACCTGCAGGAGGTCAAGAAGGCTATCGAGGACTCCGGCAAGCTGATCGGCGTGTGCGAGTACCGTCCCCGCTTCGGGCGTTTTGAGGTGGCCTATGGCTGAAGTGACGAAGTACCCGGTGCACAAGCAGGCTGTCGAAGACTTCCTCAAGGAGTTCAAATATGGGGACCTGGTCGGACACGACTGGCTTGAAGCGCGCTTCGGTATGCCTTCGATGAGTGATTCCAAGGCGCTCACGGTCGAGCAGTTCCGCGATCGGCAGTTCGAATGGTTGGCCAACGTCGAGGCGTTCAAAACCGAACTGCTTCGAGACCACCAGGTCTGCCTGCAGTCGGTTCGCGGGCGTGGATACCGATGGGTGCCGCCTCATGAACAGACCGGCGTCGCGATGGATGAGCTGGGGCGCAACGTCCGTAAGGTCTTCCGCAGCACCGGGCAGAAGCTTCGGCATCTACGGATCACCGAATTGACGGAAGAACAGCGCCGGGACAATCTGGACCAACTCGCGAAGTTTTCCGCTTTGCGCGGAATGACGACGAAGGCTCTGACCTGAGCTTCGCAGCGTACAGCGCATCCAGTGGGTGCGTTGTGCGGTGCGCAAGCGCCAATTGCTCGGCACGACAAGGTAAGGTCTGGTTTGGACGGTAGGGTGCGGTTTGGTCGGGTAGGGTATGGTGAGGCGAGTTTCGCTGTGGAGTGGCACGGCTTGGCGCGGCATGGGCTGAAAACAGCGTAATGCCCCTTCAATGAGGGGGCATTGCGGTGGCGACAGCCACCAACTGGCACGGCGTGGTCTGATTTGCTCAGGTCAGGTGGGCTGGGGTCAGGTCTGGCAAGCTGAGATTCGGTTTGGCGGGGTTGGTCATGGTTTGGGCCGTAAACGCATGGAGAGGGCGCCTTCGGGCGCCCTTTCTGTTTCTGCTGGGCGGGCGCTGGGTTTTGATGCTGGCATGGTGATGGTAGAGTCTTCGAAACTGAACATGGAGGCTCTATGCATAAGCACGTATTGGCACTTTCCTTCATTCTTCTTTCGGCCTGCGCGCAACAGCCGGGTAAACCTGATCTGCTGCCGTCACAGGTCCACAAAGACCCGGTGTGTGAAGGGGAGCAACAGTGCTCTGCAATGTGGGGGAGGGCGATTGAGGGGGCGTCCATCGTCACCAGAATGAAAGTAATGACTGTCACGGATGCATATATTCAAACATTTCCTACTCGTAAGATTGGTTTCTTAAATGGGCAAGTGTTCAAGCAGAAGCTGGATGGTGACAAGTATCTGATTCGGGGTATGTTTAATTGTGATCCTTATGATTGGTGTCTTGGGTTTAAGAATAGAACGCAAGATACCTTCAACTCATATGTTCAAGGGTTCGATCCTATAAAGTGACATGACTTAAACCGCCTCCGGGCGGTTTTTTATTACCTGGAGAAACGCATGACCACCGCAGCGCACCACACTCCGATGACTACCATCAAGCTCTACGGCGCGCTCCGGCAGTTCGGTCGGGAGTACCGTATGCTCGTCGGGTCGACTGCGGAAGCGATCAAGGCCCTGTGCGTGCAGATTCCTGGCCTCGAGCGCTTCCTCGCCAATGCTCACCTGCGAGGTATGGAGTTCGCTGTATTCCGTGGGAAACGGAACATTTCCCAAGATGAGCTGCAGTTCGGGGGCGCCGAGGAAATTCGCATTGCTCCGGTCATGCGGGGCCGGAAGCGTGGTGGGTTGGTGCAGACGATAGTCGGGGCTGTGCTGATCGCTGCTTCCTACGCTTTTCCCGTCATAGCCCCGTATGCGCTGCCTGCAGGGATAGGGATGGTTGCAGGCGGCGTCATCCAAATGCTCAGCCCCCAGGCCCAGGGCCTGAAGCAGAGCGCGGCGCCGGAGAACTTGCCCAGCTACGCCTTCGGCAGCGCCAGAAACACCACCGCCAGCGGGAACCCGGTGCCGATCTGCTACGGGAAGCGCCGCTGGGGCGGGGCGATTATCTCGGCTTCGATCTACGCCGAGGACAAGGTGTAACAACCAACCATGAGCGGCGAGGCCGCGGGAGAAAATTATGAGCAGAGAAGCAGGAAAAACCGAAAAGGATGGCAAAGAAAAGAAGCTTCAATATCGCATCCTTTTCGATAAGTCAGGGAGATATATGGCCGGTATTAAGCTTATCTCTCAATAGCTTCTATGAAGTTGTCGATTAGTTGGTTGTAATGCTCTTGGCTTCCGCCTTCGATGCTTACCGATCGAGCATCAAGCAGCCCCTTCTTAAATGATGCCGCCTCGAATCCTGGAATTTCCTTCACGGCACTGATGAGTTCGATAATCGCATTAGTGTTGGCTGAGGCATGCGTGGCAAAAATGGCTTCAATTGCTGCTATACGTTGTTCCAGATTAACGCTCATTTCGACCTCCTAGGTCTTTAACCGCGCCGACATTGGCGCCTCCCGATCCCTGGGCCGGCACGCTCAGGGTCGGGAAACCCTTGCATGAAGGCACGACGCTACTACCCCGGTAGGGCGGTTGCCACTGGCATTTCATCCACGCTGTACAACCTTCCAGCCCGCTTCGCGCGGGCTTTTTCATGCCCGGAGGAAAGCATGGGCGCAGTTCACCAGCACCTGGCCGGCCGCAAGGGCGGCAGTAGCAAACCGAAACAGCCGGTCGAGGCACCCGACAGCCTGCGCTCGGTCGCGATGGCCAAGATCCTGCTCGCCGTGGGCGAGGGCGAGTTCGCCGGCGTTCCGAGCGAGCGCGACATCTACCTCGACAACACCCCGCTGATGGACCCGAGCGGTAACCTGAACTTCCCCAACGTTAAGTGGGAGTGGCGCGCGGGGTCGGTGGACCAGGACTACATCCCGGGCATCCCTGCCGTTGAGAATGAAACCAGCGTCAACGTCGAGTTGCGCAGCGATACGCCCTGGGTGCGCTCGCTGAGCAATACCCAACTTTCCGCAGTGCGCCTGCGCTTCGCCTGGCCGGCGCTCCAGCAGCAGGACACCAACGGCAACATCGGCGGGTACCGGATCGAATACGCCGTAGATCTGGCCTCCGACGGCGGCGCCTACCAGGAGGTGCTGCGCGAGGCCGTCGATGGCAAGGCCACCACCCGCTACGAGCGTTCCCGCCGGATCGACCTGCCGGCGGCCACCAATGGCTGGCAGGTGCGCGTCCGCCGCCTGACGCCGAACCAGAACAACAACCGCATCGCCGACACCATGCTGGTCGCCGGCTACACCGAGGTGATCGACGCGAAGCTGCGCTACCCGAACACGGCGCTGCTGTACGTCGAGTTCAGCGCAGAGCAGTTCAGCAACATCCCGGCTGTCACAGTCGACTGCCGCGGGCGGAAGGTCCAAGTGCCGAGCAATTACGATCCGGAGACCCGGGCCTACCTCGGCATCTGGGACGGCACGATGAAACAGGCCTGGACCGATAACCCGGTCTGGCACACCTACGACATCGTGACCAACGATCGTTTCGGTGTAGGTAAACGCATCAAGGCCTGGATGGTCGATCGCTGGGAGATGTACCGGATTTCCCAGTACTGCGACCAGTTGGTGCCGGATGGGAAGGGTGGCCAGGAGCCGCGACACACCTGCAACTTGAACCTGCAAAGCCGCGCCGGGGCCTGGGAGCTGCTGCGCGACCTCACCGCTATCTACCGCGGCATGGCGTACTGGGCCCAGGGCCAACTGAAGATCCAGGCGGATATCCCGCGCGCCACCGACATCGATTTCGCCTATACCCGGGCCAATGTCATCGACGGCCGCTTCAGCTACGGCTCGGCCAGTGAGCGCACTCGCTACAGCCGTGCCTTGGTCAGCTACGACAATCCGGCGAACAACTACGACACCGACGTGGCTGTGGCCACCGATAAGCGCCTGCAGCGGCGTTACGGCGACAACCCGGTCGAGGTGGCAGCCATTGGCTGCACCCGCGAGAGTGAGGCCCAGCGGCGCGGAAAATGGGCGATCCTGACCAACAGCCAGGATCGCACGGTAACGTTCCGTACCGGTATGGACGGGGCGATTCCGCTGCCGGGATGGGTGATTCCGGTGGCTGACGCGCTGTTGGCTGGACGGGAGATCGGCGGGAGGATCTCGGCGGTTGCTGGCCGAGTGATCACCTTGGATCGCGATACTCAGGCGAAGGCTGGCGACCGGCTGCTCCTGAACCTGCCCAGCGGTAAGGCTGAGGCGCGAACCGTGCAGTCGGTCGCAGGGCGCGCGGTGACCGTGACGACAGCCTACAGCGAGACCCCGCTACCGGAACTGGTCTGGACCCTCGATGCCGACGACCTGGCGGTGCCGCTCTACCGTGTGATGAAAGTCAGCCAGCCGGAGCGCGGTGTCTTCGAGATCACTGCGCTGCAGTACGAGCCCGGGAAGTTCTCAGCGATCGACACTGGCGCCAAATTGGAGAGCCGGCCGATCAGCGTTATCCCGATCACCACCGTGGCGCCGCCGGCGAGCGTCACGCTGACCTCGCACTACCAGTTCGATCAGGGGTTGGCTGTCAGCACGATGACCATCGCCTGGCCCCCCGTGGAAGGGGCTGTCGCCTACGACGTCGAGTGGAAGAAGGACAGTGGAAACTGGATCCGCCTGCCGCGTGCCGGCACCACCAGCGTCGATGTGACCGGCATCTACGCAGGTGGCTATCTGGCGCGGGTGCGCGCGGTGTCGGCCTTCGACATCACGTCGGTCTGGAAGAGTTCGATCCTGACCCAGCTCAACGGTAAGACCGGCGCACCGCCGGCGCTGGCGTTCCTGCGTACCACCAGCGGACCGTGGAAGATCGGCCTGGAGTGGGGATTCCCGGCCAATGGCGCGGCGGACACCGCTTACACCGAGATCCAGCAGTCCGCCACGCCCGGCGGCAGCGAGCAGAACGCAACTGCCCTGGGCTTGTTCGCGTACCCGACCGACACCCACACGCTGACCTCGCTGGCGGCTGGCGCTCGCCTGGCCTTCCGCGGGCGCCTGATCGACCGGACCGGCAACGTTGGCCCCTGGTCGGCCTGGGTCGACGGCATAAGCTCGACGGATGCGAGCGAGTACAACGAGCTGATCACCAAGGAGTACGTCGAGTCCGCGCTGGGCGAGCAGTTCTTCGCCGACATCGATCAGATGCAGGTCGATATCAGTGGCCTGCAGGACCAGATCGACAATCTGACCGATGTGCTGGCCTACGACCCGACGAAGACCTACGCGAAGAACGATATCGTGCGGGTCGGCAACCGGCTGTATCAGGCGAAGCAGGCTGTGCCGCCCAACGCCGCTCCGCCGAACGCGACATACTGGGCCGACATCGGGCAGTCGATCGAGACGGCCAACGGCCTGGCCCAGCAGGTGGCCACCAACACCGCGGATATCACCGAGCTCGACGGTAAGGTCGAGGCCGCCGCTTCGAGCCTGGATGTTCTGCAGGCTGCCGCCCGCAGGGAGCCGGCGACCGGAGAGAAGGCGGATGCGCTGAAGGGCTGGGACACCATTGCTCGAGCCGCCACCGAAGTCACCGTGCGGGCGAACGAGGACGAAGCGCAGGCGAAGCGGACGAGCTTGCTGGAGGCGCGGACCGAGACGGCGGAGGGCAGGATCGCCACCGTGGAGTCGGTCGTTGCGTCGAACAATGCTGTAACCGTCCAGCGATTGGATCAGATCACCGGCCAGGTTGCGAGTAACGCCTCGGCGATCAGCACCGAACAGACCGCCCGTGCCAACGCGGACAGCGCCCTGGGGCAGCGGGTGGATACCGTCAGTGCGCGCACCGATACCAACGAGGCGAACATCCAGACCACATCTCAAGCGGTTACCTCGCTGGATGGTAACGTCAAGGCGCTCTACAGCGTGAAGCTCCAGGCGCATGCCAATGGCCAGAAGTACGCCGCTGGCTGGCAACTGGGCTTCGACAGCGGTACGAGCGTGACGACCATGGCGTTCCAGGCTGATCGGTTCCTCTGGTTCAACAGTTCCAGCGGGCAGACCGTGGCGCCGGTCTCGATCGTCGGCGGCCAGATGTTCATCAACAACGCGATGATCCAGGACGGTTCGATCAACAACGCGAAGATCGGCAACGTGATCCAGTCGACCGCACTCGGCGCCAACGGCGAACCGCTCTGGAAGCTGGATAAAGCGGGGAGCTTGACGATGAACAGTTCCACTAGCGGAGGTTTTATGCGGCAAACGGCAGAGGCGATCAAAGTGTATGACGGAAACTTAGTTCTACGAGTCCAGATTGGGAATCTCGACGTATGAGCTACGGCATCCGCCTGAGAAATGCGGCCGGCTCCATCTTGATGGAACTCACCGGCCAATCGGCGCGCACGGTTTACCGGCAATCGCTCGGCGCCATTACCAACGGGATGACGGTGACGGTGCCGGGGTTCGATCCTGCGCGCGGTGTTGTGTTCATCATTGCGAGCGGAAACGCATTCGGTGAAGTGCCCCTATACACAATTTCCGGCAACGTGGTGACGTTCCACTGGAACGGTTCATCCGGAACAACCTATGTACTGCATGCGGTGATGTTCTCATGAGCTATGGGGTATTAATCCGGGGAAACAGTGGGCAGACAATTATCGATGACTCGAACCCTTGTATTCACATTGCGGCATCAGGAACATACGGCGTACAGACAACTAGCGAAACTATCGTAAGCTACCCATCTGCGATCCAGTCCCCGTACGAGCCGTATGTGTACTTTAGGCCTAATGGTCCGCATCAGATATACCTATTCAGGCATATCGGCAGTCCAGGGAACTGGACTGGATTCGCCTTCTGGCAGAGCATCTATCGAGACGTCGATCCTCCTGTCTACGGCGGAAAATGGAAAGCTGGCGCGGTCATGTTGCCGAAAACCGGTGGGTGGGGAATGCAGGTTTTCGACACCCAGTCGCGGGTGATGTTCGACAGTAACCGGGACATCGTTCGCTATCTCGGTGGTGCGCAGGTTTGGAATAAATATGCGTATAACCCGAACTGGCCTGGCGGTTTGGCGCTGCAGACGTGGTATTTGCCGTTCCCCTACGGAACTGAGGCTTACTTTCAAGTTAGCCACTTCAATGTAAGCGCATTTATCACTGCCGAGGCTCCGCGTATTGGGTTTCTTGAGAACTCAATGAGCTTGATATTTGTTTCATCAATTGTTCAGACGGAAACTAATCAGCAATTCAACTGGCCGCTCATTGCAGTAGCGTAAATATATCTGGAGGACTATATGGCTTGGTATTCCACCGGCACGGTCGCTGTCACGCTGAATTCGCCGACAGTCACCGGCACTGGGACCACATTCTCCGCGAACGTCCGGGTCGGCGATGCTTTTCGCGGCCCCGATGGTCGTTGGTACGAGGTCACAAACGTGGCCAGTTCGACGGTCATCTCGATCAAACCCAACTACCAGGGCAGCACGGCCAGCGGCCAGGCCTATGCGGTGGCGCCGATCCTGGGCTACGACAAGGACCTGTCAGATCGATTCAACCTGATCGCCAACCAGTGGGGGGCAACCCTGGCGGGGATCAAGCCCTGGGCGCTTTCTGCAAATGCGGCGGCAGCGCGGGGGGATCTCGGCCTCGGCAGTGCGGCGGTACGGGAGGCACTTGGTGGTTCGGGCGCGCTGTACTCGCGAGACAGCATTCTCGGCGCAGTCTCTCAGGCGAGCGGCATACCGTCTGGTGCGATCATTGAGCGCGGCGCGAATGCAAATGGCGATTACGTGCGATATGCCGACGGAACACAGATGTGTTGGTTCAACGCCAGCGTTACTGATCAGGCGATTGATGTCCCATATGGAAGTCTGTTTACCGGAACCCGTTCGTGGTCGTTTCCTATCGCCTTCTCTGGCAGCCCAACCGTGAACCCCGGCCTATTTCGCTGGGGGACTGGAGCAGGCTGGGGCACTGTTGGCGGTATCGCAAGCGCGACGGCGGCTACGTTGCGCGGATTTGACATTGTTTCGCGCGCGGCTGGAACAGCGACAGTGATCTCGGCATCCGCGATGGGGAGGTGGTTCTGATGAACTTCTTGCTTGTTCTTTCGCCGCAGTATGGTCCCGCAGAATTTGGCGACTACACAACCGTCTCGGTTTCCGGCGGCGTGCTTACCGTCGAGGGTCGTGACTATGCGTTCCCCGACCTCGCCGACGGCGCCGAACTCACGATGGAGGACTTCGCCGATCCATATCCCGTCTACCAGGTTCGGCGGCGAGGCGACACGATTTCGGTGTGGATCATCTACAGATATCCGGCGGGTGCGACCCATGCTGCCAGATACCCTGAGCCTGTTCCCGTTCCGGGGGATTTCGACGGGCCTGTTGATCTGCCGACCTGACAAACCTATCGACGAACGAAAGCCCGCCCTGCGCGGGCTTCGTCGTTTCTGGAGCTCACATGCCTATCACTGAGCAGCAACTGCTGCAGATACTCCCGAACGCCGGCCCTCGAGCCGGCGTTTTTGTTGGTGCGCTGAACCGCGGGATGACGCGCTTCGGTATCACGTCGCCTGTGCGCGCGGCGGCGTTCCTCGCCCAAGTTGGCCACGAAAGCGGCCAGTTGACCCACCTGGTGGAGAACCTCAACTACAGCGCCCGCGGCCTGGCTTCGACCTGGCCGAGCCGCTATCTCGGCGCCGACGGGCAGCCCAACGCTCTGGCGCAGCGCCTGGCGCGCAACCCCAGGGCCATCGCCAACAACGCCTACGCCTCGCGCAACGGCAATGGGGACGAGGCGTCGGGCGATGGCTGGTGCTACCGCGGGCGCGGGCTGCTGCAGGTCACCGGCCGGTCGAACTATCGCGCCGCCGGCGCCGGGCTGGGCCAGCCGCTGGAGCAGGAACCCGAACTGCTCGAGCAGCCGGAGTTCGCAGCGCTGTCGGCGGCCTGGTGGTGGGCCAGTCACGGCCTCAACGAGTTGGCCGACCGCGGCGAGTTCGCCGCCATCACTCGGCGCATCAACGGTGGTCTCAACGGTCAGGCGGAGCGCCTGGCGCTGTGGGAGCGCGCAAAGGCGGTGCTGTCGTGATCTCGTCCCGTGTTGTCTCGGTCGCGCTGGCCTGCCTGCTACTGGTCGGCCTCGGCGCCGCCGGCGGTGTCTGGCTCGGCGCGCGGCACTACCGCCCGCAGCTCGACGCCGCGCGGTCGGACCTCGTTGCCTGCCGCGCCGCCCGGGGAGAGTTGGAGTCCGCAGTGGCGGAGCAGGTCCGGCAGGTTGCCGAGCTGCGCCTGGCCGGCGAACAGCGGGCCCGGGATGCAGCCCAGGCGGTGGAGCAGGGACGACAGCAGGCCGCCGAGCGGTATTCCGCCGCCAACCGTCTGCTGCGTGACCGCACCGCCGGCGAGCAGTGTGCTGCCGCCGAGGCGGTCATCGACAAGGAGCTGGGGCTATGAAGGCGGTGCTGATGCTGGTGATTGTCGCGCTGGCGGGATGCGCCGGCCGGCAGGAAGCCGAGCCGCGCACGGTGCGCGTAGATGTGCCGGTGGCGGTGCCTTGCCGAGTGCCGGCGGTGGAGGTGCCGGCCTGGGCAACCGCTGGGCTGCGAAAAGGCGACGACCTACAGACCAAGGTCCGTGCGTTGCTCGCCGAACGCTTGCAGAGGATCGGATACGAGGCGCAGCTCCTGGCTGCGAACCAGGCCTGCCAGGATTAGGAGTAGACTACGGCCTTTTCCTACGGAGCTTAGTGATGCTGGTGATTCGGTTGGCGGGGAAGTGGACGCTGAAGCTCGACAGGCAGATAGGCAGTTCCGGCAAACACGGGATATGGGCATTCCACTGCTCTGAAAGCACTTTCGCGCCGTCTTCGAACGACCTGCGGCGTACTGCGGCGATCCTTCCAGCCGAGCCCAAGGAAGGCCAGACGGTGGACGTATCGATCTGCGACACCGCGCACTCGCCAGATGGATGGATCGCCGTCGGCTCAGGCGTCGCCACTTACGAAGCGGAGCGCTGAGGCTCGATCAGATATTCGAGAGCGGCCGACGAGCGGAGAGTGGTGCTCGGGCATGCCATGGAGGGGGCTGAAATCATTTCCGCATCTGTGTTCTCCCTCCAACTAATCAGCGGCCTCCAGAGACACGAATTCGGCTATGATGCGGAAATTATCTAACGTTAACCATTTGAAACTGTTGAGTTTTACTTCGGATTGCAAATCCGTGAACGCCGGTTCGATTCCGACCTCAGCCTCCAACAGGAAAGCCCCGTAACTCAGTGAGTTACGGGGCTTTTTTTTTCCTGTCCGGTATTGCTGAAGCAAGTTCCTTGGGGTGCCCCCATAACGCTTTCATACTTTTACGGTCTCGCAACCGCCTCCCTTTCCCGATAACCGCTCCGTAATTGCTACTTTCCCGGAGTGTCCGAGGAGTACCCCAGCACCTGTCACGTTTTCGGCCGTTGCCTGCAATCCAGCCCCGTGCGCGGCTTTCATCTGGACGCAAGATCCGGTCTGGGTCGGTCATCGGCTGGTCGTCATCGAACATGACCAGCCGAGCCGGTCTGTCCTGCCGCCTGCCTTCCGGGCCTCTATCGATCAACCGTTGTGGCGACCGCGAGCGGAAGGCGCTCGGCGGAGGGCCCGTTTCATCTTGCCTTGCGTTTCAAGGAAACCGGCAGGCCCCAGGTCAGGTCTTCCATGCCTGCTTCGCCGAGTATCTCGGTTTTCATCGGCTGGATCCGCGCGAGCACCTGGCGGCCCGTTTCATCCAGCCTTGGCTGCTCGCGATCGATGAACCTTTTCGTCAGATCCATGGGCGCTGGCCTCATGAAGACCTGGATATCCTGCAAGGCGCACTTGATGTTTTGCGTGTCCACGGCCTTGCAGGTCTTCCTGTCATAGCTCACGGCCGGGGTCTTCAAGTGGAACCGATCACTGAGCAGGATCTGCCCAGGCTGAATGGTGAAGGACAGCGGGGCATAGGCGTCGGGTATCTGCGCTTGCAGCTTGATGGAGGGGACATCCTCGATCTTCGTGCCTTCGGCCCAACCGGCATCCGAGACCATTTCCCGCTGGCTGTATTGCTGCTCGGTCCAGCCCACGCATTGGCCGGAGGCCATGTGCACGGCGCTGCAGACATTCTGTGTGTAGGTTTTGTCTGCATAGGAGGCGTCGCGCCAGTAGTTCTCCTTCACGAACCGGCGATACAGCACGGCGGACAGGTTCACCGAACCAAGTGGGCTGGCAGCCGGCTGCCCCTTTGGCGCCTTGATCTGGGCAAGGGTGCTGTCGATCTTGTAGTCGATCCCTCCGGACAGCAGGTAGGTTCCCGGCGGGACGATGTTGACCTCGAGGAAGTCCCACAGATAGACGGCTTCCTTGATCTTCTCCAGGTCGTTGTTGGCAAAGGCCTGCATGTAGGCGATCCCGGGCACGTCCTTGTTCTTGAATATGACCCGATGCGAGTAGCTGGAGAGGTCCGTCACGCTCTTGTTGGGCATGAGTGCCGGTACCAGCACCACGGACATACCTTCGCGGGTAGCCTCATCGATCATGTTCAGGAGCTGGTTGGTGGGGTTCTGCTGGGAGCCGCCGAGTCCGGCGTTGCCTAGGGAGGCGCAGGCTGACAACAGGCTTGCCGGGAGCAGGATCGCGAAGGGGCTCAGACGCCGAGCGATGGTTTTCAT